ACAAGCGCGTCATCCCGATTCGCGTCAACCTTCACACGTTCCCCAAGCGGATCGAAATGAAGGAAAAGCCGGAAGACAAAGAGAAGATCGTCAAGTTTTTTGGCGTCCCGCACGTCTGCCACGAGTAGACTGCGCACCTTGCGCGGCGTCGCCTCGAAGGGTACGAACGCGGTTCCAACCGGTTCAAGGTCGCCGCTGAATCGTGTCCGTTCGATCTGCTCTCCGACTGGCTGCTCGCCGCCCTTGAAACGCGCCAGATTTCTTGGACCGACGTGCTGTTCGATTTCAACGACGCGACCTACCCCAAGGACAACGTCGTGATCCACGTCGGCGGCTATCTCAATCTGTTCGGTCGTCGGGACCTCACGGATGGCGAGCGAACGTCACTTCGCCAAGCGGGCATTGCTCTCACCGAGGCGTGGAAGGAAAACGCGTCCCCCAAGGAAAACTACGTCGTTTGCTACGTCGACGAGGCGAACCCGGACACCGGCTTGATCGTCTCGACCGAGCCGGGCATTCTGATCCAGAAAATGCGCACCGCGATCCAGAAGGCGCAGAAAGACCGCGGTCGCGAGGACGGTTTGCCTTGGCTGAACCCCTACGCAATCGAATGGGAATTCGATAACAAGAAGCCGAATTTCCAAGACAAATACGATGCGTCGACCCGTCTCTCGAAGACGCCCAACGCGGCGATTCTTCGAATGATCGACGGCCCGGTCCCGCCCGCGGTTCACGCTGAATGCCGACCCTTCGACGCGTTCACGCTTCGCGAGACCATGGAGACCTACGCGAACCCGCGCATCGGGATTCCCTTCGACCAAATCTTCGCGAATGCGCGCCCGGGCGAGACGTTCGAGGAACAGGACGCGGCCGACGCTGCCTACGAAGAAGAACGCCGCGCCGCTCGCGACCGAGCGCTCGAACGCAAGCGCCTCGCGGCCGATTCTGAGGCATCCGAGCCGGCCCCTGCCACGTCGGCCCCTGCATCGCCCCCCGTCGCGTTTGGAGGCGGGCGCCGTCCCGTAGACACGGCCCCCCCGGTCGAGGAAACGGAGCCCTGCTACAAGTGCCAAAAGCAGATCTCGGTCACCGCGGAAGTTTGCCCCCATTGCGGCCAGCGCTACGCGCTTGTTGACGGCGTCGCCCCCGCTGCCGCTGCCGCTGCCGCTGCCGCTGCCGCTGCCGCTCCCGCTCCCGCTCCCGCTCCCGCTCCCGCTCCCGCTGCTAAGCCGAAGCAGGCTGCGCCGCCCGCCCCCGCCGCCGTTGAATCGGTTGGCGAGGACGGTTCCCCGGATCCCGACGACGAGATCCCTTTCTGATAATGGCAGTTCAGCGCGCGCGGGTTTTGTGGACTACCGCGCGTGCTGATGGGTGTTCCCTTCCCGGTTGACTCGCGGCAACCTGCAAACTGCCAATCCGCGAGTGACGGCTCTTTTGGAACATGCGGGCGAGCAGCCGAGATAGTTTGCACCTATCTCGGCTCCCCTACCGTGTGCGCGGGTTCGATTCTCGCGAAGAGCCCCGGCGCCACGGTGCGCCTGTAGGAGACATACATGGCAAGGAATCCGACCATGCCGTCGAAAGCGCTCGCGGTAGCGCTCCAAAAGACGGCATTCTCAATCGACGGCTTCACCCCGGCGCGTGATGTTTTTCAGCCGATCCGGTCGGTCAAAACACGCCTCATTTCGTTCAACGCTGCGACCCGCGTCAACGGTTTTCCGCTTCAGCGCGTCGTGATGGTTCATGGCCCGTCCAACGAAGGCAAGACGACATTCGTCCTAACCGTCGCCGCGAGCTTCATCGATGCCGGCAGCCCGGTCATGTACAACGATGCCGAGCGCACGCTCGACGACAAATTCCCCGCCCTGATCATGGGCCCCGAGACGGCTCGTAGCGACTTGTTTTTCGGCTCGAAGCCGGCGACCTACGAAGAGGCCATGGACAACGCCCGCAAATGGCTCCAGGCCGTTTCGGCCGCCCGGGCCAAGGGGCAGTTGCCGGCCGACGGCGGCGCCCTGATGATCGTCGACAGTTTGCGCAAGCTCACGCCCGCCGGCCTCGCCTCGAAGGTCGCGGCTGGCGTGACCAAAAACGGTGTCGACGGCGTCGGCGGTCGCGCTGGCCAGGTTCGTGCCGCCTACACCGCCGCCTGGCTCGACGAGCTGGTCCCGCTGCTCGACGCGCACAACGCATCGATCATCATGATCGTCCGCGAGAGCGAAGATCCCGACGCCGACGCGAACGATAAGAAGTACGGCAACGACTACAAAGTCACCGGCGGCAAGGCCGTCTTTTTCGATTCATCGCTCGTCGTCCGCATCGAGCGCGCCGGCTGGATCGGTCCCAAGAAAGAGGGCGAGGCGCAGGTCGTCTACGGCGAGCGCCACGTCGGAACGATCCGAAAAACGAAGCTCGGCGGCAAGGACGGCAAAAACTCAAAGTTTTATTTCTGCACGGCCAACGGTCTCGTGTCGGCCGCCGGCCTCGACCCGTGCCGCGACGCGTTCGACGTGGCTCTCAAAGCCGGATTGATCAAAAAGTCGTCGTCGTGGCTTTCCGATCCTGAGATCGGCCAGGCCCAAGGCGAATACGCGTTTTTGGCCATCCTACGTGAGTCCCCCCACCGCGACGCGTTCATTGCTCGTGTCGCCGCTTGGCTCGAAGCAGAGCACTCGTCAAACCCGGATGGTGTGATCGATGGAGACCAATGATCCGCCGCTTGGGTACAACTACCTAATCGCCCCGGGACCCAACGGCGCCGTCCGTGCGTGTAGCCATGTTTCAAAATACTACTCGGCCTCGGTCATTTCGATCGTCATTTCGACCGTCGAAGAGAAAACACGGTTTCTGGTCTTTTTTGAATGCAAGGACAAGCGCACCGCGGCCCTGATCACCGCTGAATGGCAAGAAGCAGAACGCGAATACGAGGCGCAATCAGGCGTCCGTTCGTCGTCGTTAACCGAGAAAACACTATGCCGAAAATCGTGATTTCCTCCGACTGGCATCTCAACTGGGTAACGCACGGCGTTCGTCGGCTCCCCGAACTCATCGCCGGCATGCAGCAAGTCGCGTCCGCTCTCGACCCCGGCGATACCTTCATTTTCATGGGCGATTTCTGCGACCCCGACACCGGCGCCAACGCATTCGCCGCTCTTCAAGAGCTGATTGCGTTCGCCGCCGAGCTGCGCGAGCGCGGCGTGATTCAGTACTACATGGCCGGGAATCACGACGTCATCGAAGACGGCAGCGGTCTCACGAGTCTTTGCCCCCTTTACGGCCTTGAGCGTGGTTCGTTGCGTTTGGTTCACGTCATTGAGCGCCCGTCGGTTGCCCGTCTCACCGGCTCCGACCGCAACCTCGCGTTCCTCCCGTTTACGGCCTCGTCACACACGTACTCGCCCGCCGAGTACGTTCGCGCGAACGCCCGCGCCGGCGACCTTGTGTTCGGGCATCTCACGATTCCCGGCATGCATCCCGGCGAAGAAACTACGGACATGCGCCGCGGTCGCGACGTTCTGTTTCCGGTCGAAGAGACCGAGCAGATGCACCGGTTCAACGGGCATTATCACGCCCGCCAATCGTTCTACCCCCGTGGCTCATCGAACCCGATTGAGATCCCCGGCTCGCTCGCAAAGCTGACGTTCTGCGAAGAGCTGAACGATCGCGCGTTTCTCATCGTGAAAGGCGAATAATGGCTCGCAAATCGTCCTCAAAACAACCGACCGACCCGCCCGTTGACAAGCCTCCGAAGACTAAGAAACCGCCCCCGAGCGCGGCTGAGTACTTCGCCCCGCCGCCCGCTGTTGAGACGGGAACCCGGGTTCCCCTCGTGGTCGAGAGCGAGCGGATCGACGTTCTTCGTGACCTGGTGACGGTCACAGATCTCCCGATCCTCGTCCCCTCGCGCTACGCCGACAAGATCGTCCGCCTTCGCCCCGGCGTGGACGCGACCGACGAAGACATTCGGCTCTCGAAAGCGGCTCTCGCAGACGTCGCCGCCTCCGTCATCGTGTTTCCCCGCCCCAAAGGCGCGGTCATCCCCGACGTCTCAAAACTCGCGGTCGTCGCGGTTCCGTCCCTTCGCGAGGCCGTCGAGCAGGCCGCCGCCGCCGTTGTTCTCCCCGAACAACATCGCCCTGCGTTCAACGCCCTCATTCAAAGCATCGCCGCCGAGGTTCGCCTGTGAGAATTTCCAAAATTATCCTCGCAAACTGGCTTTGCTACCGCGGCGCCTTCGACCTCGACATCGACGACACAGCCTACGCGATCGTCGCCCGCTCGACCGACAACGAAGAGCGCTCCAACTGGCTCGGCAAAACCTCGCTCATCGAATCGATCGGGTTTGCGCTCTATGGCGTCCATCGCAAGCGCACCGCCGACGAATGGATCAACAACAACGAGTCGTTCGGTGCTGTGCAGTTGGAGTTCGACGACGGCACGATCGTTCGCCGCGAGCGTCACCGAGGCAAGAAAACGGTTCTGACGTGTCGCCACGTTCTCGACGGTGCCACCGCCGAATCGACCCAGGACGAAGCGCAGCGCCGCATCGTCGAGCTGACGGGTGTCGACGAGGCCGATTTCTTTGCCTCGACCTGCATTCAGCAGCGCCAGATCGCTCGCCTGATCCTCGCGCGCCCGGAAACGCGCATGGAGATCGTCTCCGCGTGGCTCCGCTTGGAACCGCTCCAGGCGGCCGACACGCTGGTTCGCGGTCGGCTCAGCGTCGCCCTTGCGCAGCTCGCCGCGTCCCGTGCGCGCCTCGACGAGACCACCGCGCAGCTCGCGACCCGCGACCGCGAAGACGTCCTCGACCGTCGCGTTTACGCCCTCGACGAGTCGTCTACGGCGGCGAAACGACTCAGCGCGGCGAAAGACCGTGTTGTCGGGAACGTCGAAGCGGTCAACCGCATCGCCGCCGCTCGCGAGGTCGTCGCGCGCCGCAACGCCCTTGTCGCTGACGGGCAGACCGTCGGCGAAGAGATCGCCAGCCTTCGGTCGGATATTGCCGCTCTCCCCGAAGGCGGCGAAGCATCCGCTTTGCGTGCAAAAACATCGGCTCTTGAGGTGCGATGCAACGAGCTGGCGTCGACCCGCCGGTCTCTCGACCTGGTCGCCGGCGGGAAGTTCGACGGCCGTTGCCCCGTCGTCGATTTCGAGTGCCCAGCCCGGTTCGAAATCGACATGCAGCGGAGCAACGCCGAAAAGAAATCGGCAGCAATCGCCGCCGAGCTGACCGGTCTCGACCGCTCCGCCCGCGATGCGCGTGCGACCGAAGAGCGCGCGACGCAGATCCGCGCGCGCCTCGCGCGCCTCGAAGGCCGCATCCATTCGCTGCGCAACGACGTGCAGTTTTTGATCCCTCGGTACAAAGAGGCCAAAGCGCTGCTCGCCCAGTCGGACGCCGACGCAGTCACGGCCGAGTACCGTAGCGCCGACGACGAGTTTTCATCCGCCACGCGTGACGTTCGCGAAGCGTCGGCCCTGCTCGAAGCGGCCGACCGCGATCTCGCCTACATCGACAAGCTCCATGCCTCGAAAGCCGAGCACGAAGAGGCGATTCGTAAGACGCAAACCGAGGTTGACCTGTTACGCGCCGCCGGGGTCGTGTTTGGTCGCACGGGTGCGCAACGGATGGTCGCAGAGCAGAGCCTCGGCGCGATCCAAGTGCTCGCAAACGACATGCTTTCGGCTGCCGGAATCAACCTCTCGCTCAGCGTTTCGTGGCAGCGCGAAGGCAAGGAGCCTGCAAAGGCTTGCGATGTTTGCGGCGCTGCGTTCCCGGCCTCGGCCAAGATCAAAGTGTGCGGTGCGTGCGGCGCCGCCCGCGGCCTCCAGACCTCCGACAAGCTCGAAATTCTGCTCTCGGACCAGTCGGGCGCGGCCGAAGATCTGGCGGGCCTGACATTCCAACTTGCCGCTTCCGCGTGGCTCCGCGCGCAACGCGGTGGCAAGCTCTCGCTCGCGATCCTCGACGAGCCGTTCGGCCAACTCGACAAGGCAAACCGCCGCGCCCTCTCGGCCGCGATCCCTAAAATGCTCGCGGCCGCCGGTATCCAGCAGGCCTTCGTCATCGCCCATTCCCCCGACGCGCTCGACGCACTCCCCTCTCGCATCTCCATCGAAAACAACGACGGCTCGGCCGTCCCAAGGATCCAATGAACCCGGTCGACCTCTCCAAGCCCCTCGACATCGATTCCTTCCCGAATTTGACCAAGACGCAGCGCGCGATGCTCGAACGCTACAACGAGCTGACCAAGACCCCCGAAGGGCGCGTCGAGCTGGCTGCGATCCTGGAAAACGCCCAGAAGCGTCATCGAGAGCAGATCGCCGCCCTTCCCAACCGCGCCGCCCGTCGCGCCGCCCTGAGCGCCCGTCGCCGTGGGCGGTAGGAGCAGCCGCGTCAAGGGCGCCTCGGCCGAGCTGGAAATCGCTCGCCTGGTCGCCCCCTGGTGGCAGGCCCACGACCCCGCCGCTCGCTTCGCGCGAACGCCCGCGTCGGGCGGCTGGGGCACGAAAGATCTTCGCGCTGGGTTCAAGGCGTCGGGCGACCTCATGACGACCTCGGTCGACTTTCCCTTCGTCATCGAAGTGAAACGGCGCGAGGCCGGCTCTCGGCTCCAAACCGCCCGCGGCGCCGCCGCCCGACATCCCGCCTGGTCGTGGTGGCGGCAGTCCTGGAAAGCAGCCGACGAGCAGGCCGGCGAGCCGCTCTTGATCTTTCGTCGCAACGGTCAGCCCTGGCGAATTTTCCTCCCCTCTGCCTACGTCCGCCGTACCGGTCTAATCGGCGTCCTCTCGCCGATTTTGCTGCTACGGGACCCCGCGCCCCTCCCCGATGCCGCCCCCGAAAAATGCTCGGTTGCGGCCTCCTACCTCGACGCGTTGCTCACGCACAGCGCTCTTCAAAGGATCGTCGCTCATGGCCTCAAAAAAGATCACGAATAGCCTCGTCATCGACCCCCGCCGCCTGGTCCCCTGGGATCAAAACCCTCGTCGTAACGACGACGTCGTCGCGAAGGTTGCCCGCAGCATCGAGACCTTCGGATTTGCGTCGCCCGTTGTCGTTCGTACCTCCGACCTTCGGATCCTCGCCGGTCATACCCGCGTCAAAGCCGCTCTCAAGCTCGGTTTGAGGGAAATTCCGGTCCATTTCATCGAGTTGACCGACGAGCAGGCCGCCGCGTTTACGCTCGCCGACAACCGCCTCAACGAAGCCGCTGAATGGGATGAGCAGAAACTCTCCGCCGTCCTCATCGACCTGTCGAAGCAGAATTTCGACCTATCGCTCACCGGCTTCGCAGTTTCCGAGGTCGAGTCGTTCGTTCGGATCAACGATCCGATCGTCCCCGTGGATCTGCCCCCCGAGCCGGTCGCGAAGCATGTCGTCGAGCTGTCGTTCCCGACCAAGGCCGCCCTCGACGCGTTCGTCGAGTCGACCCTCAAGCCAGCCGACGCCCCGTGGCGGTCCATCGTCGGCGCTGATTACAAGGTCAAATGAACCTCGCCCGCCTCCCCTGGCTCCGCCGATGGATCGAAAAACTCATCGGCATTTGGTACGAGGGCGTCGAGCCCCCGCGCCGCCTCAACAGCATGGTCGCCGATTTCGAGGCTCTCTATCCGTCCGCGTCCCCGGCCGACTGGCGCGCGTTTGCGATCCGCCTCATTCGGACCTCCTACCAGACCGGTTTCGCGCGCGGTTTTGAGTACGACGCTCGCCAACTCGCGCTCCCCGACCCCGATGCCGTCGCCGACCGTGAGCAGCCCGGCTGGCGTGACAACTCGCCCCCCGTGTCGCTGCTCGGCGAGGGGCCCCATTACCCCCCGTCGCCGATCATCCCCGTCGGCAGCGAAGAGGAACGCATCATGAACCAGCTCGCCGAGCGCAAACGCCTCTTGGGTCGATGAAATCCGACCCCCAACGCAACCTCGTCGCCGACGCGCTCGACGTCCTCTCCAGTGCGTCCGCTCTCTCCCGAGACGCAGTCCAAATGCTCTCTGAACGCCTCCAGGCTGAGCAAGCCGCGCACGCGGCGACGCAGCAAGCCTGCCAGAGTCTGCTCGACCGCTACAACGGCCTCGTAGCCACGTCCTCGCGCCAAGGCCGCCAGCTCGCGCGCTACCGGCGGGCCCTTGGCCGCGCGCGCCGTGCGTATGACCGTCGCTAGCTGGTCACCGCCCTGGTCGCCCCACACAAGCGGGGAATGGGACGACCAGGGCGATGCAGCAGACGTCCGCCTGACGTGCAGCCGCTGCGGCGACGTAACCCGGTGGCGCTGCGTCGCCCCCCGTCGTCGCGTCGCCCTCTATTCCGTCCTACATTCCAAGTGCAAGGTGCAACCATGAAACGCGAAGTGATTCTCGAAGCTTGCCGCAACCTCGGTGAGCTGCTCTTCAAGAAAAATCAGGCCTATGGATCGTCGTTTGCTAAATCCGGCCAGATTCTTGAGATCCTTTTCGACGGCGAGCCGATCCCCCCGAAAATGTTCACGCAAACGCTGCTCATGGTGCGCGTCCTCGACAAGCTTTCGCGGCTGGCAAAGGATGCCGACGCGTTCGGCGAATCCCCGTGGGGCGACATCGCCGGATATGGGATCATCGGCTTGATTATGTCGGGGAAGCACCCCCCGGTAGCGGTTACCGAATCCGAACCGGCGCCCCCCGCCCAAGATATCAACGTTCGCGATTTGGGCCACAAATACGACCATTTGCGTCACGTAGTTTGGTCGGTCCTCAGCGAAATGAAGTACGCAAAAACGGTCGACCAGGTGTTCGCAGACGAGCACATCCAGGCGCTCCGCCGTCACGCCGTGAGTCCCGACCAGCCCGACCCGTTGCCGTCGGTTGTGGCGATGGGCGGACGTTTCGCATAAAAACCCTTGCGCGTCGGTGCGCCGCGGTTTATGGTTCTTCGTGTCGCCGCAGAAAGCGACCACCGGGAGAACCTAATGAAGAATATCGAAGATTTGCACAAGTCCTCTGCCGACCTCGTGACGTTGGAACGCACCCACTTCTCCAAAAAGGAAAAGGTCATGCGCTCCGAATCGGTTCTCGCAGAAGAGATCCTCACGACGGTCGGTGAGGCCCTTTCCTACATCGCCGCGCCCCGTCGTCCGTGGGACAAAAGCGGCCCCCGCGTCGTGTCGCTGAATCTCTACTGTTGCATCGAGGTCACGCCGACGCTTCGCTACGCCTACACCGAATCGGACGACGGCGATCGGGCTAGTGCTCTCTGGCTGTACGGCTACGAGCCGGGTGTTTACCCGATGGGTATCGACGAGATCATCTCGAAACTCATCGTGAAATTCGAAAGTGTGATCAACGGCCGCCTTCCGAAAATCACCAAGGCCATGGAAGTCGAGAACGCGAAGCTCATTCGCGCATACACTTTATTGCAGGCCGTTCGCGGTATTACTATCTGATCGTGCTAGCGCGCTCGCAACTTCCGCTGACCTCGGCTATCGCAAGGCATGGCCATTTGCGAAGAGGGAAAGGGGAAGTGTCAAGGGTCGCCCCCGTGGGCACGTACATGCGGGCTGTTGCCCCGGGCGATTCGCTGGCGTCATTGTCGTAGCCTCTCGCCGCTCCTCTACAACCGCCGACGCCGGCGGTTGCCTCTAACGCGGCTCGAATGCGAGCTAACACCCCGCCCCTGCACCTACGCGTCCTGTCGCTACATCCTCGCCGCTGGCGAATGCGCGCTCGATTACGCGGACCGTGGGGGCATGAGCCTCGGCGAGGTCGGATCGGTTCTCGGCCTGACGCGCGAGCGTGTCAGGCAACTCGAAGAGGACGCCATGCAGAAGGTCGCGGACCTTCTGAAATCCAAAGATATTGACACCTTGATCGGTGCTTTCACGCACCGAACCGGACCAGAATGAACCCACAAATTCCGCAGCCCAACGCCGCCGCCGTCATTCAAATTCTCGCGAACCTGAACGGCGCTGGCGGTAGCACGGGGATCGCGGTCGTCGTCTCCCCCGCCGCAGCCGGTGTCGTTCTCGCCGAGCTTCGCGAGCTGTTCCCGACCGCGAGCCTTGCCTTCCCCTTCGGCCTGCCGATTCTGTTTGGCCCTCGGATCTTCATCGATCCGCACATGCGCGGCCCCCTCATGCGCGGGGCTTTCTACGGGATGAACTGCACCCACCCGAACCCGCTCGCGGTTTCCAACTGATGGCACCCGTCGCATTTACGGTCGCCGTCATGGTCGGCATGGGTTTCGTGGTCGTCTACCTATTGCTCGATGAGGCTGTTCGATGAGGACGCCCAACGCGCGCAAACAGCCACCGTTGCTACGTGGCCTCGGTCCGTTCTCTGTCGTCGTCGCCGACCCCCCGTGGTCATTTTCCGACGCCCTCGGCGCCCGTGGCGCGGGTGCCAACTACGACCTGCTCGACCAGGCGGCAATCGAATCGTTCGCGTCGGACGTCGAGCTGCAATTGACTCCCGACGCCCTGCTTTTTCTCTGGCGTGTCTCCAGCCAGCCGACCGAAGCGATCGCGACGGCGCGGGCCTGGGGATTCGAGCCAAAAACCGAACTGGTTTGGGTCAAAACGACCACCAACGGCCTCGCGTTCGGCATGGGGCGCTATGTCCGCGCCGCCCATGAAACCTGCATCATCGCCGCCCGCGGGCGCGGAACTTCGCTCATTGAAAGCCGGTCGATTCGGTCCGTGTTCTTCGCCGACCGTCGCACGCACAGCGAAAAACCAGAGGAGTTCTACCAACTTCTAGACCAACTCGTAACGCCCGGTCTCCGAAAGGTCGAGTTTTTCGCTCGCCGCACTCGGCCCGGCTGGACCCAGATCGGAAACGAAATCAGTGAATGATCCCTACCGCTCGCCCGAACCCTCCCCCGAAGCGGATCCGTTCCGCGACGAAAAGCAGGAACGGATCGACAGCCTCGTCGAGGAAACCGAGCAGCTCAAGGCGACCAACCTCGCCCTCTCGCGGCTCGTCGAGAAGCTCTCAAACTCCCGCGCCCCTCGACCCCTTGGCGCACCGACGTGGCCCGTCGCCGAGCTGTCGTAGCTGCGCAGGCCGCGCATGTCGCGCATGTCGCGCATGTCGCCCCTGTGGCGCCCGACGACCCCTACGCATTCGTTCCCGACGCGCGCGCCCGGTCGATTTTGACGCAAGCCGCCCGCGATGGGATCGGCCCCCGCCTTCTCCATCTCCAAGAAGAAGCTGCCGAGCTGATCGTCGCCGCTGCGCATTGGCGCCGCGCCCGCCCCGACGCCATCGCCGAGTTCGCCCGCGAGCTGGTCGACGTCCAGCTCATGATCGAGTCGTTTCGCTACGCCAACGCGCCGCCAACCCTCGTCCAGGAGATCCGGAAGGCGCGCGGCGAGAAGATTTCTAAGCTCGAATCGCTCCTCATCAATCGCCGATGAATCAAGCCGCTTTGCGCTGGTCGTGGGCCACCATCGCAGCGCTCGAATCCGCCGATCCCGACCAAACCCTCAGCGCGTGGTTCCATGATTCTACCGCCTCCATCGCTATCTGCTCGCCGATCTATCGCAGTCGAAGTGATCGACGTCCTGTTCGCGGCCGTGTTCGAGTTCGCCGCATTCCATAACATTCACATTTGCGAGGGCGTAGAAGACAACGCGGTGACCGACCCGCGCGTGGCATTCCGCGGGCCGGTCAAAGGCGCGATCTCCTATTCGGGCTCTGTTCTCATGCCGAATCTGTCGGCGCGGAACAACCGGAACAAACACACCCTCATGGCTCTGTTGCACGAGGTCATGCATGTGTTCGTTGGCGCGTGCCCAACTACGTCAAACGAAGATGCGATCCTAGGCATCGAATGGGCCTTCGTGCAGACTGTAGCCGCTCGCGGCCTTTCTGGTGAATGGAACGAAGCATTCAGGGCTTGGAACACCACGTTTACGTCCGAGTTTATCGAACGCTACATCGGATCCGACCCATACGAAACGCCCCCCGACGCGTGGACCGAACTCACCGGCCTGACTGAAGAAGGTCAAACGTACATTCTCGAAAGTGCGGTCGAAGCGTGCAAGGTCGTTTACCCCGGAACGGTAGTTGATGCACCTGAAGGCGTTCGCGTCGGAGCCCGTCGCCCTTGGTTCTGGAAGTTCGACCCGGTCGTCGAACTTCGGCGTTTGACTAGTCGCGACTGGTTGAGGGTTCTCCACGACCCCGACGCGTACGAATGTCAAAACGGTTTCGCGCGGGTTCTTCGCCCCTCGGCCGCCCCCTCCCACCCTCGTTTCGGCGATTTGCCCGTGCCGTCCTGGATCGCGTCTATGGAGCACGAAGCTGTCATTGAGCTGCCGCTCAGTCTGGTTTCCCCCGAGTGTGTTCCCGAGATTGTAAACCCCTACAAATGGACGCCATACGAGAAGATGGCCGAGATCGGATTCAGGTTCTACTGATGCGATACACTTGGTTCAAAGACCGCGAGTCTGAATATGTTTTTCGCGACGCGATTAGCTCTTCGAAGACCCCGCCCGCGGTTCGCCTTCTGCGCGATGCCGCCGGGTTTTGGATCATCACGATCCCCGTCATTCCGCCGATCCGTGTGACCTACCGCAGCGCCCTTCCTCCATTCAAGCTCGCGCTGATGGCCCTCCATGGCGTCGGCCACGGCCTTGCGATCCAGGCGTCCCGATCCATCAACCGCCGCGTGGCGAGTCGCGAAGAGCGCATCGCAGTTCGTCCCGAAGTTCACGTTCAAAAGGTCCTGCGATGAAAGGCACCCCCCTCTCCAACTGGGATCTGGTTTCGTCGACGCCTCGCGCCGACTACAGCTGGCTCGTCACGACCCTCTGGCGCTGCAAAAAATGCGGCAACGAGAAAACGTCGTCGGTCGACAAGCGGCTGATCGGAACGATCGCCGCTCCCCCTGTCTGCCAGCATCCGCTGAACAAGCTCAAGGGAACCCGGGTTCCTGTCGCCCCCGCTCACGCCCCCCATTCTGATTCGTCGTTCGACCCGGTCATCATCCCGCCAGTTCCGCGCCCGCTTCCGCCAGTTCCGCGCCCGCTTCCGCCGCTTCCGCCCACCCCCGCGCTTCCGCCCACCCCCGCGCTTCCGCCCACAAGCGCCCCGGCGGTGCAGTCTAAGCCACCAAAGAAGCTCAAGCCGAGGCCCAAGCGGCGAACTCTTGTCGATCTTCCCCCGCGCATCGCTCGCCTGGTCAAGACTGCCGCCAATTGCTGCGACGTTTTCGCCGACGACCTGCTCACCAGCGCCCGGTTCAAAAGCGTAGTTCGCGCCCGCCGCATCGTTGTCGGAGTTCTTCGCGATCGGGAGTTTACCAACTGTGAAATCGGGCGATTCCTCAACCTCGACAACTCAACCGTCGCGACGACTCGCCCCATTGACACGGTAGCCGACGCAGAGATCGTCGAGTTGCTGCTCGACGAATGGCGCGAACGGTGCGAGCCGTGAGCGTCACCGGCCCCCTGTTCAAATGGTTCGGCTCGAAGTGGTCGGCCAGCAAGCACTATCCCGCGCCCCGGTTCGACCGCGTCGTCGAGCCGTACGCCGGATCCGCCGGCTACGCGCTTCGATTCGGCGCTGGTCGTCGCGTCATCATCGCCGAGCGCGACCCCCATCTTCGCCTCCTCTGGCGCTGGCTGATTTCCGAGGCGACCGCCGTCCAGATCCTCGAAATCCCGCTCGACATCCCCGAAGGCGTCGACATTCGGACGCTCGGCCTGAACATCGGCCAATCGACGCTGCTCAAAACGTGGCAGCGCACGAACAACGTGGGAAATTGCTGGACCACGTCCGTCTGGGGATCAAAACCCGGCCAGTGGACCGCCTCGACCCGCGCCCGCGTCGCTGCCGAGTTTTCTGCGGTCCGTTCGTGGATCCTGACCGACTCGGCCGAGGACCTGTTCGCGTCCCCAGCCGCCCCCGCGACCTGGTTCGTCGACCCGCCCTACCAGTTCAACTACCGCTACAAGACAGCCCCCCTCGCCTACTCGACCCTCGGCGCGCAGCTCGCGTCGCTCCCCGGCGAGGTCATCGTGTGTGAGGCCCGCGATCCGAAGACGGGCCTCGCGCCCAACTGGCTCCCCTTCGTCGATTTCCGCCGAACCGTCACGAGCCGCCGAAAGGCCGGAAACCACACCCACAGCGCCGAGCTGATTTGCGTTCTCGGCGAGGAACGAACATGAGACCGAATCCCCTATTGATCAGCGGCGAAAACAGTGGGTTTTACAGCACGCGCCACGACCCAAGTTACGAGAGCTGCGTCGGAATCCTCCTCCATTATTCCTTCGAAGAAGCGCTCTCGGCCGCGAACGAAGCCGCCCACGAAGCAGACCCCGACCTACTCGACGACATCGAGGTCGGCGCCCTGGTCCCGATGGGGCGCCCCACCGCCGCCGGCGAGGTCGAATGCATGGCCGAGCTTCGCCCCGAAGTCGGCCTCGCGATCGCGATGGCGTTCGCCGAGTTCGTTGTTCACTGCCACGCGTGGCTCACCAACTTTCCCGCCTGCAGTCCGTTCGCGCATGGTGCAGTCGACGCCCACTACAGCCGGTTTCTTCAATCGGTCGACGTGATTTTTGCATCGGGCGAAATGCCCAAGAAAGGTTGAGAAAATGAAGACATTCGAGCTATACCGCATCGATGACGCGACCGGCATTTCCGGTACGGGAATCGTCGCTCAAGGCGTCGTTTTCGACGATGGCACGTGCGCGTTCGGATGGTCGCCCACCGTCGAGATCAACAAGCTGACCTGATGGGCCGGCGACCCAACTTTGCCAAGGAGGTCGCCGATCTCCTTGCGCGTCGCCTCAAGCCGGAACGTCTCCCCAACCCCGTCGCGATTCGTGCGACTCGCGAACTCTACGAAAAAGCCAAACGAGGCGAGATCATCGAGCTGGTCGCCGTCGGGCGCGACGCAGACAACACGGTTTGTCACGTCGTCGCGCCCCGCCGCGGCATGACAACCGTCCATTCGTCCCTCATCGGCGTCCTCGCTGTATTGCTTCAGCGCATCTGCCGACAATGGGACGACCCGAACGACCCTGAATCGGAGGATTAATGCTCGCAAATACCAAGTTGGTTACGACCCTCAAGCTGTTCCGAATCCCGCGTAAAACTGGCGTTCATGTTCGCGGCTACCAGCGCATTGAGGTCGTTAGCGGTGAGAAGATGTGTGTTTGCCAACGGGATCGAAAGGGCCGTTGAACATGTCAGAAAACGAGCTGACCCGCGCGGCCGAATCCGAGACCTTCCACGCATCTGTTGCCAAGGTTGCCAAGACCGAGTTTGACGCGATCGTTCAAGAGAGCGCCGGCGAGAGCTTCCCCGACCGCGGACGTTTCCGCCTTGCTGAATGGGCACGCACCTACGTCCCCGTTTTGTTTCGACGCCTTGAAGTGCTCGAAGAGAACCCGGGTTCCCCTGCTCTCCGACAGGAACTCGACGCTATCCATCATCGCCACGCGGCCGCCTGCGAACGGATCTCGACCCTCGCGCGCATGTACTCCAACGAGATCTTGCGCAATCCACCCGACTTCCTCTGCCACGCCTACGAAACCGGCTGGGTCGTCGAGGTCCCGTCGGTCGGTTTCGCCGCGATCCCCAACGGCGCCGAACCGGCTATCTCGCAACTTCCCGACTCGAACCCGCGGTTCTACCTCGCCGAAGACCCGGTGATCTCTAACGCGTTTTTGACGCTCGACCCGAGTTGCGCTGTCTATTTTCAGTCTTCAGACGCGGCCAACGCGGCGCTCAAATGGGCCGCTGCGTCCGTGCCTGGAACCGCGGTCATCGTAGCCGGCGCCCCCGGCCTTCCCGACTACGTCAAACGCGGCCCTGGCTTGTACAACGAAGCTGCCAACGCCGCCATGGCGCGCGTGACCGCCCTCGAAGCTCGCCTCAAACCCGGCCCCGACGGCGACCAGATCGACGTCCTCACGAAAGCGGTCGTCAAAGCAGAGCGCGAGACGGCCGACCTCGTGATCAAACACGATCGAATGAAGATCGATTTTGACAAGCTACTGACGGCCATGACCGCCATGGAGCAGCGGGCGAAACAGTACGCCGCTGCGTTGACCGAAAGTTTGCATGAGTTCAGGAGGTTGACCCGGTGAGTAAGCCCCGCCCCATTGTCGAGATCCCTTCCATTCAAACCTTCGGCGACGGTTACAACCCGTCTGCCATACCGGGCGACATGCGTGTATCCGTCGTCGTCCCCGGCGCGCCGACGGACCCCAGCGTCCTGTTCACCGCCGCGTCCCAAAGCGCCGCCCGCGTCGCGGGTTTCGGCTGGCTGTGGACCACCGCGCTTGAGGGTCGTCGAGCCGGCCCCGTGGTCCGTCGATTCCGCCGCGATCTTCGCGCGCTGATCAAGATCCCGACGACGACTCGCGGCACCGGCGACTTTGTCGAATCCGCGCTTCGCTTTATCGCCCTGGTCGACGGCCACGGCCTCGCCGAATGCCGCCTCCACGTGGTGACCTACCTCATGGCATCGCAATGACCCGCGAGGACCGCGCCCGGCGCCTCGTAGCGCGTCTCCGCCGACGCGAATGGGCCATCGTCCAGACCATCCGCCCAAAAGGGGCTAGAGCGGCCTTGCTGCGCGCATATAGGCGCCTCGCCTCGCTCTACACCCTCGCCCTTCGCGTGTGGATCCGAGGCATCGGCGACAGACCAGGCATTCGCGACAAACTCGCATTCGCCCTCCTCTGCGCCAGGCACGCCGTCGCGACGCACGGACCAAAGAAAACCCTTGCGCGTAAGCGCTTCTCGGTTTAACCCGTTGTCGATGCCCTACCTCGAAGACGCGGCGCCGCCCCGCGACCTTCCGCCGCTGTTGCCCGGCGAGACCTACGTGCTCATGTTTCCCGAGCGCCCTCGGCGCCATTCGCCCCCCTACGACGAGGGTCGGGGCCTTGCTCGTGACATTGCCCGCGAGATCGTCCGCGGCGCGGGCGCTAGCGCGAAGAACCTTCGCGCTACACGCAGTCGTCGCAAGGCTCATCAACGTGACCTTCGCCAGCAGCTCGCAGTCCGCCTTCGCCCCCGCGGCAAGACGTCGACCATGATTTTGCTGGTTCTCGCCCAACTACTCTACCACCCCGTAACCCCCGTGTATGTGTTCGTGCATCCTCGCGATGTACGCGAAATTTGTCGTGATTTCGACCGTGCAGTTTGCGGCCTTCTGCGTGAAATGGCCTGGTACCAAACCCCCCGCGCACGCGGGATTTGCGTTGTGCCATTCGTCCGCCATCCCGACGAAAGTTACGAGGCCAACGGGCGTCGCCTGTTGCTCGGCCGCCCTCGCGGTGAAGTTTTCTACGACCATGGAGCTTTCAGACGATGAACAAATTTGAACGCGAATCGCTTGCACTCGCCATCGCGCGCGTTACCGCTCGAATTCCTCTCCCCTGGCAGTTCCTGGGCAGCATCCCACACAGCGTTTTTGCCGCCCGCGGCGAAAGCGTCGCCGAACTCGACGCGGAAGCCCCCGTCGAGAAACTGCTCGTCGACTGCGTCAACGCGGTCCCCAAGCTCATCGAAGCCCTCGCGGCGGCCGAAGCGCGTATCGCGGAGCTTGAAGCGCCGCCCTTGGCAGAGCAACCGCAATGCTCGTTCCGCGACGCGCAGGGCCTGCAATGCCAAGCTGGCGCGGGCCACGAACCGGCCTCCATGCATCTGTTCGTCACGACGTCACTTTCGGGCGAGCCGCCCAGCTGCCGATCGCCATCCCTCGACCTGTTCCCCGCCGCTGCCGTTGCCGCTCACGCCCCCTTCGCCGAGCCGGGCGACAAAGCGACCCTCTCGCCGCCCTGAGCGCCGCCGTCGAGGTCGGCGAGAGAGCCTTCGCGAAGGTCGCCGAGCTGGCCGCCCTTGTCGAGTTGCCTTCACCGGCCGATCCACCGCCTGTAACCTGCACGCAATCCGCCGATTCCAACACCTTATTTCCCGAAAGCCCCCCGCCCATGGACGTCCCCGCCGAGATCCGCAACCGCTTTATCCCCTTCTGCCCCCATCTCGACGACGACAGTCGCTTCGAGCCCCACCGCGACAGCAAGGCCCACGCGCACTACCTCAACGCCTTCCAATCCGACGCCCCCAACCCCCAAGGCGACGCTCGCCGCTTCGCGCGCGCCCTCAACTCCATCGCCCACGCCCTCGTCGACGGCGACGTCCCCTACATCGCCAAGATCCTCGAATCCGTCCTCGGCGACCCCGCCGATCGCCTCCCCGTACCCACGCCCTGTTTGCGGCTGGACCCTGATGAATTCCAGCGTATTCGCGACGAAGTCGCCCACTACGCTGCCTTCTCCAACACCCCTGCCGACGTGGCCGACCGCCTCCTCCACACCTACGGTCTCGCCTGCGATCCGAACACCAGCAAGATCTCCCCCCACTTCGTCGGCCTCCTCAAGTCCCTCGCCAAAGGCTCGCTCCTCCTCCCCCTCGACCTCTCCAATCCGCGCGAATGGCTCCCCATGAACGCCCGCGCCGAACGGTGGTTTACCTCCTACGAAGCCCTGCTCGCCCGCGGCGCTGACGCCCTCGGAGCACGCGACGAAGCCGACCACGGACTCCCCGATCCCGACGTGATGCCGTCGGCCGGAAATACCCCCATTTTTTGGCTCCAAGGGCATCGCATCGACGAGCGCGCGCCGTGGCTCCGTTACGACGCATTTCCCAGCGATTTCCCGTTCTTTGAGGCCCGCCGCGCGCGTCGCGTCAAGCTGGTCGGCCTCCCCGGCGCGACCGATTCTCTGGTCATCGATGCGCATCTCCCCGTCTCTCTCATCGCCCAAGATCTCGCCCCCGTCGTGGCGACGGACGCCCCGAACGTAGCCCGCATCCGCGCCTACGACCACGCCGCCTACCTCGTCGGCCCCGCGTTTGAAACCTACGACCCGCCACAGGAACCCGCCGCTCGCGTCGAGCTGGCATTTTTGACGCTCCCCGACGAACCGGCGCGTGTGCGGACCATCTATCGCGGTGGTACTTCGCCGCAGCTCGCATCGCGCCTCGTCGGCCTAGACTGGCTGGTACCGCCGGTGGTCGTCGCGACGATCAACGATCCGGTGAATCCGTGAGCGCCGACCGTGACGAAGGGAACCCGGGTTCCATTCCCTCCGTTTTCACGTCCGTCGACGCGGCCCTTTCCGTGTCCGCGGGCGACCCCTTGACGCTTGCCGACGTAACCGCCGCGGTCGAGCGTATCAAGGCCGCGGCAACGCCCCTTCGGACCATCGAGGCGCGCCGCTGCACGGTCCTCATCGAAGGTGTCGAGGTCCCATTTGTGGCCTATTTCGACCCCTACGCCCCGGTCCCCCTCTCCGACAGCGCCGCCGCGCTCCCCGGTAAGGGGCCCGCCTTCGCGGGTACGATCACGATCGTCCCCTGTCGGCGTGCCGGCCGCGCCTCGAACCTCGACCCGACCTACGCAAAAGCGCGCCGAGCGGCTCGCGATCACTACCCTGCTATCACCGCCGTCTGTCGTCGCCCCGACCGTTTCCGCGCCACGCGCGACGGCTCCGTTCCGGCCTCTCGTCGCTACCTCAAGTCCTGCCTGATCCAATGCCGCCGCCTGCACGCGGCGCGCTATCGCGACCTCGCCGGTCGGTGGATTCACCTTGTGGGGGACTTGTGAGAACCAACGACCTATGCCCCCGCTTCGCCGCCGCCCGTCGCGCCGCTCGCCGTGGCTGGCCCTGCGCCGAGCGGTCCCATTACCCGGCCGCCTTCGACACGCGAAAGCAGCGCAAGGCCTATGTAATCGGCTCTCGCCGCTGCAAAGCCCAGCACATGCGCCGCTCGACCCTCGCGGCTCGCCCATGAGACGGTCCGCCCTCGACCCCCTGCTCGCCATCTACCGGGCCCAAGCGGCCCTCGTGCATACCGTCCTCGGTGGCCCTTGGCGGCTATTCCGTCGCGTCGGTCGCTGTCAAAATCGGCGTTCGCGAAAGCACTACACGATCGACGCCCGCCGCCATGCGGTTCGCGAGCTTGTGGCGAATGATCGCCGCCGCCTCGCCGAGTTCGGCCCTACTGGGATCGTCTCCATGCTCGGCCCCCTTGCCCCCATTCTGGCGTCCCGCCCGGCCCTTCGCCGGCGGTTTCACTTGTAGAACCCGGGTTCCTGTCCAAAAAAGCGCGCGCGGTCTAAAAACCGTTGCGCGCTTCCGCGTCTCGGTTTATGGTTCTTTCTGTCGCCGGGAAGAACCGGCTCGACGCACCCGAAAGAAGGCCCCCCATGATTCGAGACTCCGCCGCGCCCCTGTTCGCCCCGCCGAGACCATCTACGCAGTCGTCGAGACGACCACGCCCAGCGGCGTCCTCAAACTGATCTTCTCCGCCCGCAACCGCGACGGTTCCTACCTTCGCCTCGCGGGTGAGCAATGTTTCACGGGAAACGGCGTAGGCATCGCCTACATGCTCGCGTTCGCCAGCCACGAGGGTCTCCGTCAGGCCGCTGTCCATTGGACCGAGCAGCACGGCGGCGACGTCCTCCGACTCCTACCCGTCCGACGATCGCGGCTGCCGTCTGTGAAGCGCCGCCGTCCCCGTGCGCCAGGACCGCCCCCCTCTCTCGATCCTACCTGCCACGGCGACGGCTGGACGCGCGGCTATGCCCCCGTGTCCGCTGCGCCCTCATCCTCGCACGCGCCCCCTTCTGAGGCATCCCATGATTTTTGGCTACGCCGTCCTCGACCGCACCAACCGCCCCTTCACCTCCGTTTCCGGCGTCGCCCTGTTCCCGGCGACGATGCGCGCCGCTGCCGACCGCCTGCTCGCCGACACCCGATCGGCCAAATTCGAAACTCGCATCGTTGCGCTCGTCGAGCGCCCGGCCGACGTCGACCAACTCGCCGGCCTCATTGTCGTCGACTCGGCGGGCAATCCCCTCCGATTCCGAGGCTACGCCGACCGTGCCCTTTTCCGCCCTCGCGACCGCGACATGGTCGCCCTGCACCTGACCGAACGAGCTGCCCCATGAGCGCCCCGCCCCCTTCGCTTCCTATTCGCGAGACATGCTCGCCCGCGCGCGGCTACCCCGGCCTCGGCCGCCCTGTTTGCGACGATCTACGAGAACCCGGGTTCCCTTGCGAGGATGGTACCCGCGGGCGCCCGTGGCGAACGATCTCTCGCATTGCCTGCGATGGCGCCCTTGTCCAGCGCCGAGCGACCCGGTTCCCGCCCCATCGATTTCAAGTCGGCGTCGCCTACGAAGGGCGCTCGCCGGCCTCCGCAGACCACGTTTCCGTGGTTTTTGTGGCCAGCCGCAGCCGGTCTCGTGTTTTGTTTGGATTTGGTCGCGACCGCCGCGCATTCGCTATCCGCCTCGACGACGAAGGCAACGAGACCGCCCGCCTCGGCTCCTACTCGCTCGCCCCCACCGTCCGCGCCTCGCGTCCGTGGGGAGCCTGTCGCCGCTCCGACGCGTGCTGCGACGGGAGTCTTTCGCCCCGACGGGTTCTTTCGCGACTGCGGTCGTTTGGCGTGAATCGTCCCAGTCGGTGAAAAATACCGTTGCGCGTCCACGCTCCGTGGTTTAGGGTTCTTTCTGTCGGCGGGGAGAACCGCCGGCCCTAAGAAAGGCCCCCGACCATGATTCAGAAGCTTCAAGAGGAACTCCGCCGCGGCCTCTACCCGCACTCCATGATCCCCGTCGTCATGCAGATCATCGCCGACGAACAGCGCGATGCAGTTCGCAAAGCTGTGCAGGAGGTCGTCAAATGAGGATCGTTCTCGTTCTCGACGACGGAACCGAGGTCGAGGCGGTCGAGGAACCCTCGCCGACCTCGGCGCCCTTCCCGTGCGCTTGCCCCGCCTGCAAGCCCTCGAAGCAGCCCTCGCCCGTGCGCGTCGCTGGTCGCGGGAAGCGTGCCAACCTCGCCCTCAACGCCTACGAATGCGACGCCGTCTGCATCAAGTGTGGCGCCAAGATCGGTCTCGTTCGCGCATTCCCCTCCACCATCTTCGGCATCGACGAGGATCAACGCGCCCTCGCCGGCCGTTGTCGCGTCTACTGAACCCCTAACCCCAAGGAACTACCCATGATCATCACCGTCCAAGCCCTCTTCAACGGCGAACCCGTCCGCGTCATTTCCAAGCCCCGCACCATAGCCGGGCTCAAGCGCGCCGCTTCGCGCGCCGCCCTCGGCGACGGCTGGGGCGTCCGCATCGAGAGCAACGCCGACGTCTCGACGACCCTCGCAGCCCTTCGCCGCTCCGTTCCGCGCGGGTTCGCCGTCCAATCGTCGGCCATCCGCCCCGTCGTTCAGGTCGCCGATTACGTCGGAAACTCGCGGTTTTTCCCCTGCGAAATCCTCTGCAACCTCGACTTCGCCCCGAAGGCCTCAAAATGACCGCTTCGGCCCGCGTTTTCGCCCGGATCGACGAGATCCGGGCGGTTTCCCGTCTCCCCCTGTCGTCGGCGACGAGCGACGAGCACCGCAACGCCCTCCTCAGCGCCCGCATCCTCGCGCGCGTAGCCGACGGCGCGGCCCTCGACGCGGCCTTCGACGCGGTCCTAGGCCCTGGTGCCAGGGACACCGCAGTCGACGCGCTCTACACCGATTTACGTGCCAAACTGGCCCCCTCCGCAGGTGCCCCATGACCTACCGCGAACCCCTTGCAACGGAGACTCGCCCATGAACGACCCCGGAACCCTGTTCGACCCGGTCGACGAATCGACCGAGATCGCCGAGCGCAATCGTCGTCGCCGGGCGGCCGAGAATGACCGTAGGAAGCTCGTCGACCGCGAGAAGCGGAGAAACCGCGATGTCTAGCCGCAAGCGCTTAGAGGCCCAAATTCGTGCGTTCCTGGCCCATCCCCGCCCCCCTCGGTCACCCCGTTGTCGGATCTGTCGCGAGTCGGACGCCCTGCTCTCTCGCGGCTACTGCCCCAAATGCTCGCCGCTCGACACGATTTACGGAGATTTGACACCCGGAAGCTACTGAATCGACAAATCGGCGCGCGGGGAGAAATAAACCGTTGCGCGCCAGCGCTCTCGGGTTTATGTTGATCCTTGTCGCCGGGAAGAACCGGCGCCGAACCGAAAGAAGGCTCCAAATGAACGCTTCCGACCTCGTTTCCGCCATCGTCTCTTCGAAGTCGTCCTACACCAAGCGCGCGCGGCGGCTGTATGCCGGCGAGGCGTCCTTCGTGGCGAGCGCCCAATACAACAACGGCTACCAGGCGGCGCACTTCGAAGAGCTGCACGGAATGGCCCACGTAGGCCTTCCCGGTTGCGATTGCCCCGTGTTCGCTGCGGGTTACGCCGACCGTGTCGCTGGTCGCTCGGCTGTTCAGTTCTGAGAAATCGGCGCGCCGAGGAGAAACCCCCCTGCGCGTCTCCGCTGAGGGCGCGCCCATTCGCGACCGCTCGTGCGGTTCTCTCATGGAGGCCGCGCGGGGTCGAGGGGGTGACGCCCCACAATCGGTGCGCAGGGGTCTAAAAACCATTGCGCGTCGGGGCTCTCTGGTTTAGCTTGATCCTTGTCGACGGGGAAGAACCCGCCGACCACCGAAAGAAGGCCCAAAAATGAACGCTTCCGACCGTACCGCCGCCGACCTTGCGACCCTTACCGCGGCCATCGCCGTCCACGCCCCCGCCGAGCGCGTGGCCATGCTCATGGGCGGGGCCTTCACGGTATCGTTCGAGAAGGGGCGCAAGTACACCCGGGTCATCGTCTCCTACGGCGGTGCCCACCACCGTTCGTGCTGGGGATTCATCGACCTCGCGACCAACGAGATCTTCAAGTCGGCGAGCTGGAAAGGCCCGGCAAAGGGCGTCCGCGCCTATCTGAACGACCCCAAATCTTATGCTGGTCGCATCAGCTGCGCTGGTATTTCGTGAAGGGAACCCGGGTTCCCTTCCTTCCCGCTACCTGAGGATCCTCCCATGAATCTCGATTTTTTCCCCGATTCCGCTTCCCCCCGCACCGTCGCCATTGCCCGCGTCGCCATCGCCCTGCTCGGCGGCGCGAGTCCGATTGCTTACCTCGGCCTCGGCGGCGAGGTCGTCTCGGTCGGCCGTCTCGGCGACCCCAACGCCCCCTTCGCGCGCATTTTGGCGTTCACGGCCCCCAACGAGCCGCCCCAAGATCTCACGGATTCCGCCGTCGAGACGTGGCGTGAATGTCTCCAGCCCGCCGAGCGCCCCGACCGCAGCGCGTTCGGCCTCGCCGCTGCATTCGTCGACCGTGTCGGCGCCGAGGCCGCCCTGCACGCCGTGACGGCGGTGGAGCTGTTCGCGTGAGCCTCAAGCGCTACCCCATTGCCTTCTAACCCCCTACCTGGAACCATACGATGACCATGACGTGGCAGCAGTTCATGAACACCCTCACCACTTTCTTGCTGATTCGGAGCTTTGTCGTCGGCTACCGAACCTCTCGCCTGCTCGCCGAGCAGCGGGAAGCTCACATCGCGCTGACCAAGATCGTGGCAAAAATGACCGGCAGAGACATCCCATGAGGAAGCCCACCGTCGCCCGCCCTCAAACGTGCCTCGCGCCGCCTCCCCACCGCTGCAATGCCAAACGCCGCGGCTCTCTCCCGTTCGTGTGTCCGCAGTACGCCTACCGCGAGCTAACCCGGGGTCAGGCAGAAATGGCCCACATCACCGGATCCGGCGGTGACACGAGCGCCCGCGCGTGCGTCGGCCTGACGTTCGAAAATTGCTGGAAAGACACGCCCTCCAACCGGATCCGGGCGAAATACCGGGCGTTGCGAGACGCTCCCCCGCTCGCCCCGTGGCCCCTTTAACGCGTTTTCCCGCCCCCTTCGCCATGCCCCCCTTCGATCCCGCTTCTGACCGCGAGTGGTGCCGTTTGCAAGCCGCCGCCGCCCGCGCCTCCTACCGCCGATCCCAGCTCCCCCCTGGCTCGTCTCGCGCCCGCGTGACCAGTGCAAACGCGAAATGGGCCCGCGCGGCCGAGGCCCGCGATGCTCGCGAGCGGGTTCTTCACGAAGAATGGGAGGCCTCGCGCTAGGCGATTTGCGGCCTTTGCAAGAAATCGTAGCCCATACGTAGAAAATACCGTTGCGCGCCCGCACTCTTGGGTTTATGTTGATCCTTGTCGCCGGGAAGAACCGGTGCCGAACCGAAAGAAGGCCCCCCGATGAACGCTTCCGACCTCCTCTTCTCGATTGTCCCGACCCTCGGCGGCTTCACGGCGGTCGTTACCTCCTCCCGCGTCGGCAACAAGCGCGTCGCCGGCGCCCTCGCCGCCCTCGCGGACCGCCTCGGCGGCGAGTTCACAGACGGCTACGGCATCGTCTTCGAGACCGCCTTCAAGTCCCGCAACGAAGCAGCTCGCGAGATCGCCCGTGTCAAGTCCGTCGTCGGCGCGTGAGTCACTCCCCTGGGCGTCGAGAAGCCGCCCGGCCCCTACCCCCTCAGAAAGGATCCGATCCCATGTTCTCCCAGCCCTTCGTCGCCACCGACCGCCAACTCATCGCCTTCCGCGCCCTGCTCGCCGCCGAAGCCGAGGTCGCCCGCGTGCGTCCGATCGTCCGCGGCTACCAGGCCGAGATCCTCGCCCGCCATTCGTTCCGCCCCGCCGCGGAACTCGCCGACCTAGCCGAAGACGTGACCCTCATCCGAGAGCACAAGGACACGTGGCTGCTCTCGAAGGCCGACGCCGCGATCTTCGACTCCTCGTGCGAGGCGGCCCGCGTCGCCCGTGGGGATCTCCCCGTCTCGACCGTGGGTTTTTGCCCGCTGCTCGTCGCGGAGTCGGCGCAGATGACCGCCGAGCGCGAGCTAGTCGAGTCGCTCGCCGACGTAACGGGCGTCCAGTGGGGTAAATTCAATTACGATTTTAAACTCTTGCGGCCGTATCTCGACGCAGCGAAACGCCTCTTCGCCGCCTACCTGCAAGAAAAAGCGCCCACTGCATAGAAAAACCCTTGCGCGTAGTCGCTCTCTGGTTTAGCTTGATCCTTGTCGCCGGGGAGAACCGGCTCGACGAACCGAAAGAAGGGGCTCCAAATGACGACGACCTACAAGACCGCCTCGACGAACGAAAACCGTACCGCCGACGGCCGCTACGCCGGGTGCCCCTGCGAACTCTGCAACAAGCCCGCTGGCGTCGAATACATGAGCGCCGACTACGCCCTCGCCCACGGCTACGTCGCCCTTTGCGAACGCTGCGCAACGGACGAAGTCTACGGTAAGAAGAAGCTCGCGGCGACGCTCGCCCGTGAGGCGAAGGCCGCCGCTTCGTTCGTCCCCCACTTCGTCGTGAACTTCCGCAAGTCGGGTCGCTCCCCCAACATGTACGGCGAGCGGTTCGCAACGGCCGAAGAGGCCTATGCGTTCGCCGCCACCGTCAAGATCCTTGTGGACATCCGCTACGTCACGGCTCGCTTCCGCAGCCAGTCGGTTCTGGCGAAGTGAAAAAATCGGCGCGCAGGGGCCTAAAAACCATTGCGCGTCTCTGCTCTCCGGTTTATGTTGATCCTTGTCGCGGGGAAGAACCCGACGATGAACCGAAAGAAGGCTCCAAATGCTCAAGTTTGACTACCCCAAACGCAACGACGGCTACGCCGACATTCTCTCGACTTGGCTCTTCGCCGAGCTGACGGTCGACGGCGAAGCGGCTGTAGCGACCATCGACGAACACGGTCGCCTGGTCATCGTCGAGGTCGACTCCTACCCCCACGAGGGTCGCCGATGGGGCGTCCCCGTGGATCGGGTCGCGAAGGCGGTTCTGAACCTTCGCGAAGCGGAGACGCTACTGGCGCTCCTAAACCTCGGCTTCACCCAAATCTGAGCCAAAGCGGGGCGGTTAGGAGCCGCCCCGCTTCCATTCCCTTCCCTCCCCCTGAAAGGTCGATCCCCATGAACACTGAATTTTTCCGCATCCGCGACGGCGAAACTGTGACGATCACCCACTTTTTCGTGGAATCGAACTACCAAGGCGGTAAATTCTCCGCCAAATTCGACGTAGAGAAGGCCGCGATCTTCGTCTACGGCGGTTCCGGCGTCTGGCTATCGATGCCACGCGCGATCGCTGACGAGATCCGGGCGAATGGCCCCGACGCGGAAACAAAGGCGGTCGCATTTGTCCGCCGCCGCTTCCCGAACTCGGTCGCCCCTGCCCCCAAGGTCACGTCGTGACCGTCCGCTACTTCATCGTGCGCGACATGCACGAAAGCATCATTTTCACGCAGTTCGTATGCCTGTCGAAGGCGTCGGCCAAGATCGTGGTGCAGCGGCGCTTCGCGCTGGAAAAAGAAGGCGAGGCCGCGTCGTGAAGCGCTCAGTGCAGCGTTGGCGGTGGATCGCCCGTGTCGGCGACGCTCGCCGCCCTCGCGGCATCGTCGACCGTTGGGCCGAGCTAGCATTTTGCGAGCATCTTCAAGAATGGGAGCGTCGCGCGGCGCTCGCGGGCGCGCGCCCGGTTCCCGATTCGCTGCGCCTCAACCGGGCGATCGACGCGTTTGCGGGGCGTCGTGAGGCGATCCGCGCCGCCGCTCGGCGCCTCGGCGCCTTTCTCCAGGCGTCCCGCGGACGAGAACCTGGGTTCCCGTCCATGCTTGCGGCCCCCTGGCATGCAGTTTAACGTCGTTTTGATGCCCCGCCCCAAAACCGCCCGCTCGCCCGCCGGTCTCACGCCTAGCCAGCGCATGAGCGCCGAGAACCGCGGCCTCGTAACCCAGAAATACACGATCGCCGACACGAAGATCCACGTCGCGACGATCGAAGAGCTGTTGACCAACGCCCTTTCGCGGGAGCAGGTCGCCCGACAGGTCCAAGGCCTCGCCCAAAGCGGCAAACTCCCCTTCATCTCTCGCGCGCGGGCGTTGGTACTGATCGACCGGATCGAAGCGACTTGGGTTCAGGAAATGGAGACGCGGATCGTCAAACACCGCGCAGTCGCCCTTCGCGGCGTCCAGGACCAGATCCGCCGCGCGAAAAACGGTGTCACGCGCAAGGCCGAGGACGGCTCCACGGTCGTCGTCCAGCGCCCGTCGTTCCTCGCCGAGAGCCAGGCGCGCGACCAGCTGCACAAGTTGATCGGCGCCTACGCCCCGATCAACGTCGACGTCTCCGTCAAGGAAGACAGTGAAATTGCCGCGGCAGTCCTCGGCCTGTTCGGTGGTTCCCGTGTCCTCGACCTTGCCGCCGCTTACCGCGCCGGGCGCACCGGCTCCCGTCATTTTCTCCCCCCTGGACACTCCAAAGACCAACCGGCGATCGTCGATTCCCCGCAGCCATCGTCGCCCACGAAAGCCCGCTAATGCTCCGATTTTTGACCACCATCGTCGCCTCTATCCTCTGCCAAGAAACCCTCGCCCGCGACCCCCTCGACAAGGCGGTCGCCGACCTCAACGAACGAATCCAGGCGCTCAAGGCTCGCGTCGAATCGGCTCTCGTGGCCGAGGACGAAAAGCGCGTCGTGGCCCAGAACGCTCGCATCGAGCAGCTCGAAAAGACGGTTGCCGGCCTGGATGAGGACAACCGGAACCAGGCGGACGAAATCGCCAGCCTGTTCGACAGCGCCGCCCGCCAGCGCGCCGACTACGAAGCGAAGATCAACGACCTGACCAAGCAACTCGCCGATCTTCGACCCCTGGCCAGTGTCGGCGAAGCAGCTAGCGCCGAGGCGGCCGCTGCCCGCAAAGAGCTGCACGATGCAAACGCCGCGCTGGTCGTGCAGACCAAGTTGGCGATCAACCGCCTCGACGAGATCGAGATCGCGCGTTTGAAGGAGCACGAAGCCGCTTGCAATCTTCGTCGCGAGCGCGAGGCAAACCTAAGCCACATCGCGCGTTTGAAGGTGCAGCTCCCCAAAGAGCCCGAACCCAAGAGTGATTCGGTCGACGTCTCGAAGATCATTAGCGCCCCCCTCCCAGGCGAGTATTCGCGCGCGTTTCGCGCGGCTCACGAAGATGCTGCTCGCACGACTGCGATCAACTCGTATCTGAGCCGTACGTTCATCCGTCAATCTGAAGGGTTTATCGTGGTCGTGAGTGACGCGTATGGCGCGTGTCGTTTCGGCGACGAGTTCGCCGAGGGCGACGAAGTCGGCTCGGTCGCCACTACCTATCCGACGATGCAAGCGGCCCTCGCAAAACTCAAAAAGTTGCGGGAGCACTTCCGACACGATAGCCGTCTTATTCGCGTTGATATTTGCGACCTTGCCTCCAAGGCCGTTGTGCCAGTTCAGTTCGAGCCCTGACAGTCGCGCCTTTCGCCTTCCGACCCGCCTGGTGCATCCAGGCGGGTTTTTTGGTATCCGTCGCTGAATGGACGTTTCGAGGTCGCCGACCGTTGTCTCCCAGGCCGACGTAGAAGACGCGTTGCGTGCGCTGTACGAGCTTCGAGAGGTCGCGCAGAACGACCTGCCCACGTTCGCCGGCCTGGTCATGACAGACGAGCTAAGCGGCGCGTTCGTCAGCCCCGTCGTGCATCAGGTTCTGATGATGGATTTCATGAACCATCATCGGAAGAGCGTCTTCATCCTGCCGATTAACCACACGAAAACCTTCTCGATTGTCGCGTACATTCTATGGCTGATCGCTCGCGATCCGACCGTCCGCGTCGCCGTCTTCTCGGCCACCGAGGCCCAAGCGGCGAAAATCGTCGGTCTAGTCAAGTCCTACATCGAGGGTAGCGAGGCGTTCAAATTCCTCTCCTACGGGAAGGTCCGCCCCGGCTCTACATGGACCTCGACCAAGCTTCGTGTCAAGCATTCGAAGCGCTCCAAAGACGACACGCTCACCGCGTTCGGCATCGACTCAAAAGGCATCGCTGGCGGTCGCTACGACCATCTTTTCGGCGACGACCTCCTGAACGAGAGCAACACTCAAACGAAGGACCAGCGCGAGGCTCTCATCAAGACATTTACCCAGGTCATCAACTCGCGCGTCGAGCCTGAATCGGTCAATCCCCGCGGCTCGGTCGTCCTGACCAACTCGGCCTGGCATCCCGACGACCTCCTTCATTCCATGGAAAAAGCTGGATGGCCCACTATGCGGATGCAGGTCGACGGTCACATTTACGTCAACGACAAGGCCGGCGACGAGTACGCCTTCAATCGCCAATATTGGGATCATCCCATGGTCCGCCCGGCCCCCGGCGCTGGCGCAGATCCCACGTTTGGCGAGCGTTTGCGCATCAACCCGGCCGTCGCCGGCGGCGCCCACACCGAGACGTCGGCGCTATGGCCTGAGCGCTTCAACGGCGACTGGGAAGCGCAGTTGCGCCGCGACCATCCGATCGACATTGAGCGGCTCCGCCTCTTCTACAGCGTCTGTCGCGACGACGGATCCGCCTACTGCAAAGCCGAATGGGTTGAGAACTGCAAGCGCAACGCGCGCATGCTCGGCTATCACCAACTTGGCCGTTGGACTGGCAACCCCAAGGGTACCTACGGCGGTCTCGACATTGCGGTCTCTCGCAACGAGGGCAGCGACGACGTCGCGTTCTTCATTTTCGAGGTCCTTTCGACCGGCCACCGCCTGATCGTCGACATCGATTACGGCAAGTATGACGGCCCCACGATCGTCCGCAAGCTTGCCGCCTACGCCAAAAAGTACGGCCTGATCGTTCGCGTCGAGAACAACGCCGCGCAGGATCTTTTGTTGCAATTCACGCGTGAGGCCGACGTTTCTATCCCGATTCGTCCCCACACGACGGGCCGAAACAAGGCCCACCCCGAGCACGGCGTTCTCTCGATTTTCGTCGAGCTTTACAACGGCGCTTGGATCATCCCGAACGACAAACTCGGCCGCTGCGATCCGAAGGTGCAGCGATGGATCGACGAATGCCTCTACTACCGCCCCGAACGCCATACGGGCGACGTCCTCATGGCATGTTGGTTCGCTCGCGAGCAGGCGCGGAAATTCGGTGCTCTCCCCTCGAAGACCCCGGGCGCGGGTGTCAATGATCCGAACCGCGCCGGCGGCATCAAGGTTCGCCCTGCCATTCGCGGGCGCTAGCGAGTAAGGTCTACGCATGCAAGCGCCCGCAAAGGTCGACCTCGATTCGGTCCACCAGGTCTCCCAAACGGCTCTCAAAACGGCCTCCGAAGCGCTCCGCCGCAGCGAGGAAGCCCATCGGATTTCGCAGACGGCTCTCGACCAGAGCGAGCTTTTTCGGCGCGACGTCCTGAGCCTCAAGGACCTGATCCGCGAGCTAGGGGCGCGCCTCTCGTCGCATACCCCGCCCCCGCCGCCCGATGTTCGATCGCTGGTCGGCGTCGCGACGATCGTTTTCGTCGTTGCGGTCCTTTGCTCGGTCATCGCGTCCATCGTTTGCGTCGCAGTCGTGTGGCGCGTGTGACCGAGCTGGCGGACGTTCTGCGACGATTGCGGCGCATCCACGCCCGCCGCATGGCGTCTACGCGCCCGCGGAACCACGCCGCCTACCGCGTCGAGACCGACGTTCGCATCACGGGCAGTGGTGACGCCGTGCTGCTCGCACTCATCGTTTCCGAGGTCCATCGCCGCACCGGTCGCCGCGCCCTCGACCACGAGCTTTTCAACATCCGCGCACGCGACGAGGGATCCGCGGTCGCCAGTCTCGTGAACGCGCTCAACGAGCTGCTAGCGTCGTTTCCCGAGCCGCTCGACGACACCATTTCCGACGCCGAGGTCGACGGCCTCGCCGCCGCGCTGCTCGCCGGTCATTGGACCGGTGGCGGCTGGTTTTCCCCTCCCACCCGCGGGACGAAAAATTGACCGATTTTCAAGCCCTTATCCTTTGGTACCAAGACGTTTCGCAGAACGACCCGGCCCTCGCGAACTTCGCCTGCGCATGGGTTCTGCTCATGGAGGCGCGCATCGGTCGAGGAACCCGCCCGTCGCCGCACCTGTTCGCGTCGACTATGGTTTTCGCGGGGCAGCTGGTCGGCGATGAACCGACGGGCGCTCGACTCGACTCGGCCGCATTTGTCATCGTCCGCGCGTGGCGCCACGGGGAGGCGTTTGGAGACTGGTTTACAAGCGTTGCGACTCCTCGCTAGGGTCGCGGCGTGAAACCGCGTTCTGCATTCGTTTTATGGGCTCAACGGGGCGTCCTACCCGACCCCGCCCGCTACCTCAACGAGGCCGACGGCGGTCGGTTGTTGGTCCCGTTCCCCGTCGCCGACCGCGATGCCTACAAGGCGCTCATCGCCGACGCGGCCATCGCCGCTCGCACGCTGACGGCCCCCGTCGTCGAGGTCGAGATCGCCTCGCTCATGGCGATTCAACGAACCGTCAGCGACTCGCGCCTCATGCAGTACGAGCGCGGCGACGTCGAGATCGTCCCCGGCCGCCGCGCCGTCGGCCATGGCGCCCTCGTCGACGTCCCGATCGTGGTGCGCGCCGGCGGCAAAAACTACCTCCACGACGGCCATCATCGGACCACCGCCGCGTGGCTCGCCGGCGGCGATTTTGTCTCGGCCCGCCTCATCGACCTCGACGCGCCCCCCGATGCAAATCAAACTTGAATGGATCCAGCGCGTCTGGCGAACGAATCGGCCCGCCGTCGAAGCTCTCGCCCGATTCGTACAACTCGACCGAGCCGATTTTCAACGGATTTCGGCTTTTTTCGTGAACTAACCCGCAAATGCAATCAACCCGAAGGCGCAACCTATGACGACCCAGAAAATCATCGGCAACTGCCAGAACGAACTGCTCGACCAGTTCCGGCCGAACCCGTGGAACCCTAACCGCATGACCGAGTTCGAGCGCGAGAGCCTCGAAGCTGGCCTTCGCAACGACGGTTGGATCGCCTCCCAGGCCCTGCTCGTTTGGAGCACGGACGCCACCGGCGAGCGCCGCGATCTCATCATCGACGGCGAGCACCGATGGCGCGCGGCGACCGGCCTCGGCATCGTTGAAGGGCCGATCGTCCGCCTCGAAGGCCTCTCCGAAAACGACGCAAAGAAGCTCACGATCAAGCTCAACTCGAAGCGCGGGACCTTCAAACGCGAGAGTCTCGAAGCGCTTGTTCGCGAGATTCAGTTCGCCCTCGGATCCGAAGATCTCGGCCTCGACCTTGGCATCGAGCGCGAGAGCCTCATGCAAATGCTCGCCGTCGCGCCCCTGGAAATCCAGGCTGAGGAAAGCTCCATTGGCGCCGCCGCGCCTGTGTTCGCCGTCGGCGAAGATCATCAGTCGACCCGGCCCGCCGTCGTCAACGTGCAGCTGTTTTTCGACGTCCCCGAGCACGCCGAGTTCCGCGCGTTGATCGCCGGCCGCCCCGTCCCCGAAACCATCCTCTCGGCCCTCAAGCTCGTCGTAGGTGACACGTGAAACCGATGCAACCCGCCAAAAATCTGCCGCTTCTCTCGCTCAATCCGAACCCATGGAACCCCAACCGCATGAGCGCGCGCGAGCGCGCCGCGCTTGTTCACGGCCTCCGCAACGACGGATGGATCGCCTCCCAGGCCCTGCTCGTTTGGGCTACCGACGAGACCGGCGAGCGCCGCGATCTCATCATCGACGGCGAGCACCGATGGCGCGCCGCCCGGGAACTCGGTTTCCTCGTCGGCCCAGTCGTCGAGCTGCACGACCTGACCGAAGTGCAGGCGAAAGCGTTGACGATCAAACTCAACGCGAAGCGCGGCGCGTTCGATCCGGCTCTGTTGCGCGCGATGCTCGACGGCATGGAGGTCCCCATCGACGGCGACGAATTTTTTCTTGAGCTGGGGATCCCCGAAATTCCCGTCGACGTCCCCGCGCCCGCGAGGGAACCCGGGTTCCCAGCTGTCTCACTCGACCCCGCCAAGACCACGGTCAACCTGGTTTCGGTTCTGTTCCAAAAACCGGAACACACCGAGTTCATCGCCCTCGCGAAGCGCGCCGCGGCGAAGCTCCAAACGACCGACCTCTCTCAAACCGTCCTTGCGGCGCTTCGAAAGGCGATCCAATGACCGCCGTCCCCGTGCTTCAACTCCGCTCTCGCGTCGCCGGCGGTGCGTCTGTATTCGCCGGTAAGCTGCTTTCGGCCTCCGACCTCCCCGTTCTGCTCACCGGCGATGCGGACGTTTATAAGCCCGACGGAGCGCCATTGCTGATGCTCCGTCGTAGGGCCATCCCCGTCGAGCTGACCGATGGCGCTTACCCCGCCCTCCACGATCTACGTAAGCGGAAATCGACGAATCGCGGTGCATATGCGGGTGCCAAACGTCCCCGTAAAGTATTCGCGGATGGAACCGTTGGCAAAAACACAGAGACGCGTGATGCCAACGGACACCTCGTGGCTGTTGCGTCCGCAATCATCGGATACTTCGATCGCCAAGGCGGCCGATTCCCGTTCTGCCGCGAGACCTCGTTCAATGCGCAAGAGCCTGAAAAGTGGCAGACGATCATGCCGATGATCACGCACGTCGCGGACCTCTTCAAGCGGACCTCGCCGAGCCGCTACAAGGCCCAGCTCACCGCCTGCGATCGTTGTCGCTCCGAGTTCGTCATTTCCGGGACGCCCTTCACGACACTGACCGTCAACAACAACACGGCGCCGAGCGGAACCCACACGGACAAAGGCGACTTCAAAGACGGATTCGGCGTGATCTCCATGGTCCGCCGGGGCAAGTACACGGGCGCGCTTCTCGGATTCCCTGAATACGGTGTCGCGGTCGATCTCCAAGATGGAGACGTGCTGTTTTTCAACTCGCACGAGTGGCACGGTGTCACCGACATGGTCTCGGAATCCGAGGACGCAGAACGGATTTCCGTCGTCTATTACATGCGCGAAAAGATGCTCGATTGCGTCGATCCGAACGAACGGCTCAAGGAACTACGCGACGGTCAATCACTGGAGATCGGCGAATGAGATGGGATGATCGGATCTTGGTTCTCGCCCCCCACGCCGACGACGAAGCGCTCGGTTGCGGCGGCCTTCTCGCCGCCAAAACGCGCGCAGGGAAGCAATGTTGCGTCGATTTCCTGAGTTTCGGGGAGACTCCCGTGCGTCGTGCCGTTCAAACGCTCGACGAGGTCCGCGCCTCCATGCGCGCCCTCGGTCTAGCCGAAGAGGACTGGGCCATCGTCCCCGCGGGCCTCGACCGTCAATCGCGCCTCGACATGGTCGCCCAGCGCGATCTAGTCGGGTCGATTGACGCCCGGATCGACGAGTTCCGCCCGACGTCAATTTTCGTCGCCTACGCCTCTCACCACCAAGACCACCAGGCCGTCTATCGCGCGACTCTCGCGGCCCTACGCCCGCGCGAGGCGACCATCGGCGTCATGCTCGCCCTCTACGAATACCCGTACGCGGCGGTATGGCCCGCCCCCGAGCTTCCCGGCGGCAAGTTCCTGTTCCCGCTCTCGCCGGCCGACCTATCCGCGAAGCTCGCCGCGTGCGCTGCTTACGAGAGCCAGTTCGCCCGACCGGGAACCTGGCTCACGGTCGACCGCGTACGTCGATGGGCGGAAACGCGAGGCGAAGAGGTCGGGGAAGCGGCCGCGGAAGCATTCTGGCTTGTACGAGGGATCCTCCAATGATTTCCGATCCGACTGACTGGGTAGTGGCGATTCCGAGCTACCAACGCGCGAGCCTGATCGACTGTCGCGCCCTCCAAACCCTTCGCGCGGGCGGTGTCGAGCGCGAGCGCATTTACATCTTTGTCGCTGACGAAGCGGAGCGCGCGGCCTACGCGTGTGCCGTCCCGCGGGACTCCTATGGGCTACTCGTCGTCGGCGTGAAAGGGCTCACGGCTCAAAGGAACTTCATCACCGACTACTTCCCAGATGGCGCCCTCATCGTTCAAAGCGACGACGACGTCGATTCCGTCTATGCATCCCCGGAAAAGAACTCGAACGCGTTCTCGAAGGTCAACGACCTGGTCGGCGTCTTCAATGCCGGGTTCGAAGTATGTGCGGCCGCCCGCGCGCGGATCTGGGGCCTGTATCCGCTATTCAATCCCTATTTCATGGGCGGCGGCGTGACGTTCGACCTTCGCTCGATCATCGGAACCTTGCACGGAATCGTCAACGACCGCCGGCATCGCTTGACCGTCCCCGTCAAAGACGACATTGAGCGCACCATCTTCTACTGGCTCGACGATCGCGCCGTGGTTCGCTTCAACGACCTGGCTCCAAAAAACCGCGCCCGCGTCGAGGCTGGCGGCTGCATGGCATTCGGTCGCTCTCACGAGACCTCAAGGGCGGCGGCAGACGATCTGGTCGCTCGCTTCCCCGACCTCGTTTCCCACATGAAACCCCGAAAGGGGGGGCACGCCGAAGTCCGCCTAAATCGGTTCGCGACGTAGCGATTTGATACCGTAGCCGCGTGAACATCAAACGCGGCTACGGCCACATCATCGACGACTCCCCCGACGATTCCCCCTCAACCCGCGCTCATTTCGGCGCGTTCGTGTTCCTCCCCGCGCGCGCCGATTTGACCCCCTACGTCGCGCGCGTTCGCGACCAGCTCGGCTCGTCGTCGTGCGTCGGCCAGGCCACCGCTGCGGCGATCGACGTCCGCCTTCGCCGCCTTGGCGCATTCCGATCCGAGGCATCCGCCCTCGCGCTCTACGCCCTCGCCCGCCTCTACGACAAGCCCGCCTCCGAACCGCTGGTCGACGAGGGGACCGCCGCGCGGACGCTGTTTCGCGCCGTTCGCGACTTCGGCGTCCCGCCTGAGCGAGTTTGGCCGTTCGACGCCGACTACGCCGAGCGCGTCCTCGAACCGCTGCCCATGGACGTCCTACAAGCCGGCGGCGCCGCGAGTCTCCCCGCCTGGTACCGGATCGATTCGGTCGGCCGCACTCGCGTCGATGAAATGCGCCACGCCCTCTCGCGTGGCTACCCGGTCATTTTCGCGATCCGCGTCGACCAGGCATTCGAGGACGCGACCGGCAAAAAGCCCATCGGAGCCTTCGACGGTGAAGAACTCGGCCGGCACATGCTCGCGTGCGTTGGCTACGAAACCGACGCCAACGGCACGCGTTTCCGGATCCTCAATTCGTGGGGTGACCAGTGGGCCGACGGCGGGTTCGTATGGTTCGACGAGGCCCGGATCCTCGACCCCGGAACTTGCGATCTCTACGTGGTACAGGTCGCCCCATGAAGCGCCTCTTCGATTCGATCCCCCTGGTCGCCTTTCTGCTCGTCGCGTGCGCCGGCTCGCCATCCTCGCCCCCCGACGAGGTAGACGCGCGCCCTAGCGCTATCTGCGCGCGAGCCTGCGACAACCTGCGCGCCCTCGGTTGCCCCGAATTAGCGCCAGTCGACGCGGGTTTGACCTGCTACCAGGTATGCGCTCGCGCCCGTGCGAACACGCATATCGACCTCAAGCCCGAATGCCTCGCCGCTGCGCCTACTCGCGCCGCGGTTCGGAGCTGCGGCACGGTCCGCTGCGTCGACTGAAATCGCCCCCGCTCGACGGGAACCCGGGTTCCCGTCGAGTATCATCCAGCCCATGCGATCATGTGGCTGCAAACTCAAACCGGGCGCTGCCTACCGCCCATCGATGGGCGTGGGCTACCGCATCCCGATCGTTGTTCCGCGCCCGCCGCCGAACCCGCGCGCGCCCTTCCCGCCGCTCGACCCGGCGGCGATTACTGGCGGTGCGGCCTACGTCACGAAACCGTCTGGTACGCAAAAAATCTGGTCGGTCGACCTGGTCGAGGCGACCTCGCAGCAAGCGGTTTTTTCGCGCGAGCTGCAAGACGGCGACCTTGACGAAATCGGCGTTTGGCGTTTGTGGCTGGAAGTATTCACGCCGACCGGGCCCGCGCGAACCAGTGTTCAGACGTTTGTGGTTCTCGCCGACGACGACGTCGACGGGGGGCACATTTGCGAGTGCGCGGCGAACGGGCCCACGTACTCGCATCCGAATCCCGACGAGCCCGTTGTAGTGATTTCAGCCCCGGATTGCCCGCCGGTCGTCGTTCCGTCCAACGCCCTTCGCGGCGTCCCCGGACCCCAAGGGCCGCCCGGCCCGTCGGGAAAAACCCTCGACTTTGTGGCTGCGGATCCTCTCGCGGTGTGGACCATCGCCCACAATTTCGGATTTCGCCCCTCCGTCGGCGTCGTGTCCGTCGGCGGCCTGTCTGTGAGCACCGAAATATTCCATCTCTCAAACAACGTTCTCGAAGTTCGGTTCAACCAGCCGTTCGCCGGTACCGCCCATCTCAGTTGAGGTTCGCCGGTACCGCCCATCTCAGTTGAGGATCCTATGCCGATTTCAGTACTTTCCGACTTCGACCTGAACAACTCGGCGAAGATCACAAACCTGCCTACGCCCGTGAGCGCGGGCGACGCGACCAGCAAATCGTACGTCGACACGGCCATTGCCGCAGCGGTCAACCTGCTCGCCTGGAAAGACGCAGTGCGCGTCCTACCGCCGGGAAACGTCAACATCGCCTCCCCGGGCGCTAGCCTCGACGGAGTCGCGCTCTCGGTTGGCGATCGCGTCCTGCTCGCGAACCAGACGACCCCCTCCGAAAACGGCATTCGCATTTGGAACGGCGCGGCCGCTGCGATGCCGCGAGCGACCGATTTCGACGCGACCGCCGAGATTGAAGGCTCAGTCGTCCCGGTCGAAGAAGGTTCGACTAACGCGGGTACGCGCTGGTTTTTGTCGACTCAGAACCCAGTCGTCGACGTCTCGGCCCTCGCGTTCACGAACCTCACCGCGGCCGTCCCCGCGGCCTCCACGACCGTCGCCGGCATCGTCGAGCTGGCGACCTCGATCGAGGTCAACGCTGGTGTCGACGCGGTCCGCGCGGTCACCCCGTCGACCCTCGCCGGCTATCCCGGCCTCGCGAAGCGCGCGAGCGCGACGATCGGCGATGGAGCCGCTACGCAGTTCGACGTCAATCACGCCTTCGGAACGACCAACGTCATCGCTGAGGTCTATCGCGTTAGCGACGGCGCCCGCGTGGTCGTCGAAACGATCAACCTCTCGACGACCACGACCCGCCTCAAGTTCGCGACTGCCCCTTCTCTCAATCAATACACCGTAGTGGTGATCGCGTAATGGCCATCGAGCTGCTCAGCGCCCTTCGGCCGGCCGTCGTCGCCGCCCTTCCCGTGTCGCCCGCGAAGGGCGACACGGTGGTGTTGTCTGGCGATGGTCATTTGTGGACCTACAACGGGGCGGCCTGGGTAGACAACGGCGCTTCGTCGGGCGGCTCCACGCCGCTTCCCCAAGCAGTGAGTACGCAAGCCGCCTGGTACATCGATCCCGCGACTGGAAACGACGCCAACAACGGGCTCACGAGCGGGACCGCAATCGCCACGTGGGCGGAGCTTGGTGCGCGCCTTAATGGTAAGCGCATCCCGCAGCAAACGATCGTGCACGTGATGTCGGACACTCCCGATACCGATCCAATCTACCTCGATATTTGCATCGACGGCGGCGGCGGGTATTTCGCGATCACTGGCGCCAACGGTATCGTCGCCACGGCCCGCGCTGGGTCCGCGGCAACGGCGCTCAGCGCGCCCGCCAACACGCGTGCCTCGGTCACGGCCCCCGTCGGTTTCCCTCTCGCTCCGGGGCAGCTGATCCGCGGCAGCAACGGCGCATTTCACTGGGTCCACAAGGCGACTGGGCTCGTCGCGGGCCTCGACGCGGGCTGCGACGTCGACCTCGTGCCACCGGCATTTGTCTACCCCGATGTGACGTTGCCGCCGACCGACAGCTACGATGAGTGGCGTTTGCCTCGCGTCTATCCGGGATTGTTGCGCGTCACCCAGTACCGGAGCGGACAAGCATATTTGCTGATTGACGCTCTGGATATCGGGACCGATGGCGCCCTTGACGTCTTCGAGCCCACGGCCCCGTCGCTTGGCTTTGCGGTCATGACGCGGTGCAGGGTCCGGTCATTTTCCAGCGGAATGATTGGCGGATCTTCCGCGAATATCATCAAGTGCTACTTCGATTCGCTGAATCCGCAAGCCACTGCGCTCAATGGTTTCTACACTTGGTGCACCATTCGCCGCTGTGAAGTTTTTGCTGGCAATGGCGTCACCTTCGCGGACTGCACATTTGCTGCAACAGCGGGCGGGACTCGCTACAATGAGTCCCTCAAACTCATGACGGGGTCGTCGGCTGTCATTCAGAACTGCGGGTTTTTTGATGGCGTCTTAAACGGCATTGTTCTCACGCCGTTTTCAAACCTTGAGTCGGCCGGGGCAACGTACGGAACGAGTGCGGGGTCTGGCGTGCTCATTGGCGGCGGCGCACAGTTTGCGTTCACCCAGCGACCGACGATTGCGGGCGCCGCTGCTAACTTCAAGTTTACAGACAATGCCGACACATCCGCGAAGGCGTGGGCGTCCGTCCCCCTAACGGCGCCGTACACGCTGGTCTCGAACCCGGGTTCCTCTGGAGGGATCTCCGGATTTGTCACCGTCGACTTCGGCGTTTCCGGCGGTCAGCTCGCCGAAACGGTCGTCGTCGATCCATCCGTGTCCGCGTCGACTGTCTTTGTCGCCAACCTTCAAGGTTCTACCGCAGACAACGGTGCGTTCGTGCATTCGATTCTCCCCGCGACGGCCCGTTTCGAGGTCAACCCGGGAGTTGGTTACACCGTTCGAGTCCGTTCGGACTGGAAGGTATTTGGCTCGGTCGAAGTAGGATATTTGCGAGGATAAAATGTCAGGAATGCCGATTGCAGACGGAACCACTGGGATCACGATGGGCGTCGATACCGACGCTCGTGCCAAGGTGAATCTCGCGAATATCTCGACCCCTACCCAGGTCGGCGCAGTCCGAATCGTCAGCGAAAATGACGACGGTTCAATTATCGGAACCCCCGATCTCGTCTCCCCCGAAACCAGCGACGACTACCGTCTTCGCGTGGGCATCGATTCCATTTGGGACGAAGAGGTTTTCGCCTACACCGCCCAAAATACTTCGAAACACCGAGTTGTTGCGACCACACTGACGCTCGTCTACGGCGGTCAATATCTGATCTTTAACGGCGCCGTGGCAACCACGGCTAACTCGGGTGTCCGCTTCCAAACCTACAGCACGTTTCCCATCATGGGTGCGTCGAGCCTCTATGTCGAGTTCCAGGGAAGCATTTCGGCGGTTGTCGGAACGAACACGACCATCGACGCAGGGCTTTTCTCCGACGGTGGCGCTACTCCGTTTGCCCCGACTGACGGTGTTTTTTTCCGCATTTCGTCGGCCGGTGTCTTTGGTGTCGTCAACTACAACTCCGTCGAAACCGTGGCACCAGTGCCCGGATTCACAATGACCCCGGGGCAAACGTACCGGTTCACCATCACCCTCGCGCGTGGTCAGATCAAGTTCTGGATCGACAATCTGGAAGTTCTCCGTATCGCGCGCTCGCCGAACCTCCCCGCGACGGTCCAATCCGCCAGCCTTCCATTTGCGGTTCGACATGCGATCGTCGCCGCTGCGTCCAGCGGCTGTAGCTTCCGTCTCGGTAGCTACACGGTCTCCATTGGTGATCTCCAAACTGGCCGTCTATGGGCTACGCAGCAGGTCGGTATGGGCCTTTCTGGTATCCAGGGGGCATCGGGACATACACAGGGGCAAACGGCTAACTACGTCAACTCGACGGCCCCCGTTGCGGCGACGCTGGCGAATGCGACGGCCGGCTACACGACCAAGGGCGGGCAGTTCGCATTCGCACTTCTGGCGACTCTCGACATCGACTTCGCTCTTTTTGCATTTCAGGTTCCCACGCCTTCTGCGACGGTTCCCGGCAAAAAGCTGATTATTCGCGGGATGTGGATCGACACCGTCAACACGGGCCTCGCGAACTCCGCGACCCCGGTGATCCTTCAATGGGGTATCGCGGTCGGCTCGACTGGCGTCTCGCTCGCGACGGCCGAAGCGGCCGCCGGTCGCGCTCCCCGTCGCGAAGCGCTCGGCTTCCAAACGCTCGCGGCCGCTGCTCCGATCGGTCAAAAAATGGAGAACATCGACCGCAACTTCGACGCCCCCCTCATCGTCGAGCCTGGTACCTATCTTCACATTTTTTTCCGCATCGTGTCGGGTGCGGTCAACGCCGGGCAGGTCATTCGCGGTACCGCGACGGTTAACTCTTTCTGGGAATGAATCATGAAATTTCACAAGAACTTCGACCGGGCGCTCGCGTCCATTGGTACCGATACTCTCGCCAATCAAACCCCGAGCAAGGACAACTGTGTTTCGCATCGCGGCTCAAACAATGTTGGATCCCCCCTTCAGCGTGTCAGCGCCGTTTGGCTCCCCTCGGCCGACGAAGGGGCGACGGTAGTTCCGCTTCGCCTCGCGATGTTCGACCACTACTCAAACCGCTGGTTCTGGACGGGCGCCGCGGTGAACGCGTTGCAGAACCAGCGGATCTCGCTCCCGCTCATCGTCCCCGCCGAGGGTGCAATCGACCCGACCCGCCTCCAGAACATCGGCGGCGGTGGCGTCGAAGTGGCGCTCATCGCCGCCACCACGGCTGGCCTCGTGTCCGCAACGCATACGTTCTGCATCGCGCTCGATTTGGCGGCCGTCTAGTGCGCTAAGCTCACCTCATGCGAGCATTTGGAATCGACATTTCAGGATGGCAAAAACGGATCGACTGGGACCAGGTTCCCGCGTCGGTCCGTTTCGTTTACGTCAAATCCACCGACGGCCGCAGCTCGGCGAACCGCCTTCGATTCGAGCAGCTCGCCGCGGTCTCGCGCACGGGTCGTCTCGGCGGCTCCTACCACTACGCGCAGCTCGAACGCGCCCCCGGCGAGACGGTGGCGTTTGACGCGCGCGAGGAAGCCAAACGCCTCTGTGAGGTCTACCGGGCGCCGTACGCGGCCAACGAACTTCCCCCCTGCCTCGACCTCGAAGATCTCGAAGGTCATTCGGCTACGCCCGACGAGGTCGTCGACTTCGCGACCAACTTTCTCGACCAGGTGAAAATCGAAACCGGTCGCACCGGCCTGCTCTACACGGGCAAGGCGTTCGTCGCTCGATTCAAGCCCGCCTTCGTCCGCCGCGCTAGCGAACTGACCGGGTTCCGTCTGTGGATCCCGCAGTACCCCGGGCGCCCGGTGAATCGCGACGTAGACAAGCCCCCTGTCGTCGAACCGTGGAGCGAAGAGGATTGGGCATTTTTCCAGTTCGCCGGCGACCCCGTCACGGTCAAATGGGGGAACGTTCCCAAATGCCCCGGTGTCGAGGGCTGGTGCGACCTCAACGTTTTCAACGGCGACGAGGCGGCGCTTCGTCGATTTTGCGGGTTCGTTGACTGAGCGAGTTGCCGGAATTTGCTTTCGATTTCGGAGTGAACTTCGGTTTTCCTTTGCCCGATGGCGATTGATCGCTAAGAGCGACGCCGTTATGCAAACCAAACTTCTCGCCCTCCTCACGACCGCCGCTCTCGCATGGACCCTTCCCGCCAAACAGCGGGACGCCGAGCGCGGCCGCTACGAAGCGGCCCTCGCGCACATGGTCGAAGTCGCGTTCGACCCCGCCGAGCCTGCGATCTTCGCCGGCCCGGCTGGTCGCGTCCGCACCGCCGCTCTTCTCGCCTCTATCGCCTCCTACGAGTCCAGCTTTCGCGCTGACGTCCTCGACGGTCGCGTCAAGGGCGACCACGGCGAGTCCGTTTGCGCGCTCCAGATCCGCGTGCCGAAGGGCGTCAAAATTCTGCTCCAAGAGCGGGAGTTCTCCTACGTCCCAACCTCCGACCCCCGCGGCTACGACGGCGCGGCGATCTCGTCCGATCCGCGTTTGTGCGCGCGGATCGCGCTTCATATGGTCCGCACCTCTTACCGCCGTTGCAACGACCTGAGCGGTTACACGAGCGGGCATTGTCAGCGCGACGAGAAGCGCGCTAGCGTCCGCGCGTGGCGGGCCAACAACGCGTTCTCCGCCTGGAAACTCGACGACACGACCGCAGAAGAGGGGACCCAAGAATGAATCAATTTCTAGCATTTCGAGCGACTCGTACCCGTGACGGCTCGCTCATCGAGAGCCAAGAACTCAAGTCGATCATCGAGCTGCGTCAAGGCGCGATTTGCCTTCCCGTCGACGGCTCGCGCCTTTTCGGATCAGGCGTCGCTTGCCATCAGAGCCGCAACTTTTTTGGAGCCTCGTCGCCCCAGGCTGGAAACCTCGGATCGTTGACGCTCTACGCGACGCCGATGCATCGCCGCCTGCACTTCGCCGCCGAGGTCGAGGTTCTCGACGAGCGGAATTTCAGTGCGTGGCTCAAACCGCTCGTCGCGACGGGCCTCGGCGGCGTCCCGGCGAACATTCGCGTCCAACCCCCGCAACCTACATTCGAATCGCTCCCCCCATTCGAGGAAGCCGAGCGCCCCGGTGACGTCAAACGCGACCGTCTCCGCCGTCTCATCGGATCGGCTGATCTTCACGTCGCCGCCGAGGGCTATTTCGAGCTACGCCTCTACGGCATGACCGCGGGATCTCGGTTGATTTGGGCGGCCGCTACCCTCGACACCTGACGCGCCCCCGCGCGCGAGGGGAACCCGGGTTCCCCTCTTCGACGACATTCGCCGAGTCGGCCTACAGCGCCGCTCGGCGTTTGCTATTTCTGGCCCATGAGCGTCCTCGCGAAACTTCAATTTTCCCAATCGACGACCACGTTTCCCGCCGACGCAGCCGCCGAGGTAGCTGTCGCTGTTCCGGTCGTAGCTCGTAGCGTCTCGTCGGGTTCGATCGCCCGCTTGCGTTGGACCTTGCTCAGCGCTCCGACCGCCTCGGCCCTCGTCGCTGGTGTCCTCGCAGTCGACGTCCCCGAGACCGCGTTTACGCCCGACGTCGCCGGCGGCTACCTCATCGAGCTGGAAGTCATCGACCGCGACGGGTTCCGCTCGACGACGCGCAAGGCTGTTTTGATCCCCGAAGCCAGTGGGCGCATCATCCCCCCTTTCCTCGGCGATCCGTCGAGCCTCAACGTCGGTGGGCAAACTCGCGGCTGGTCGCCCTACCTCGAAGAGTATCTCAAAGCCGTCGATTCCGGCGCGGGTAGTGGCGGCGGCGTGGTCACGACGGCCTCGCAACTCTGGTCGCCGCCGGGCGCTGGATTGCTCGCGCAGGACGCCAGCGCCGCCGTCGTTTCGACCAACGATGCCACCGAGATCTCCATCACGTTCCCTTGGGGCCTGGGCAACGTCGTTCCGACGAACGGCGTCATCAAGGCTTCGGCCGAGGTCCTCGCGAAATACAAGGGCGGCGGAGACTTTGCGACATTCGACATTTCCGCGTCTTTTGTTGTCCGCGCGGGCGTAGTGACCTACCCCCTTGCGTCACCGAGCCTCGACCGCATGGTCTCCGACGGCGCGAAAGCTGCCTTGTGGACGGCCTACCTTGATTGGGACGCGGGCACGAACCGGCCCAAGGTCGTCGTCGCTGGATCGGCCGGCGACATCGTTGAATGGTGCGCGAGCATCGTTCTGACGCGTCTCCCGACGAGCGCCGAGGTTGTTCCGCCGTTTTCCTACGACACACTTGGCTGGCAGTTCGACCTCGACGGAGACGGGACCAACGCGACTCGCGTTCCCCATTACGTCGGCAGCGGGACGACCATCGATTTTGTCGCCGTTGCGGGCGCTGCGTCGAAGGGTCCCGTCGACGTCGCCGACCCGACGCACGACCCCTACAGCAACTCGGCCGACCAACTGTGGACGGTCCCCGCTAGCATCGTCGACGATTTCCTTGCTCCCGACGCGTTCACGCTCATGGCGGTCCTCAACATTCCGTCCGTTATCGTCGGCGGCACCGAGTTCCACGATGTTCCGCGGCTGATCGGCACGGGCGGCGGCGGTGCCTACTGGGGCCTCGGCGTCTACGACAACGCCGGGACCCCTATCTACATGGGCGGCCTGTTCGACGGCGGGTTCAAGCACGTAACTACCCCCGTCCCCGCTGGCTACCACGTCTTAACCTGGCGATTTGCCGGTGGAAATCTTCAGATGAAAATCAACGACGGAGCGTGGTCCACGCTCGCTGGCGTCGGTTCGATCGCCGACCGGACCAACTACGCAAACAACGAATCGTCGACCGCGCGCGCCCCCGCGTACCTGAAGCGTTTGTCGATCATGGATCGTGGGTTATCTGATGGGGAGGTGACGAGCGCCGTGTCGGCGCTCCGCTCGACCTACAACATCCCATGAACCCTGCAAAATTCCTCGCTATTTTCTCAGTCCTCGCGTGCGCGTGCGTGCTCGAACCGTCTCCCGAAAGCGACCCCGTGATCTTCCATCGTCCCCGCCCCGTCTCCGGTCCCAGCAAAACGTTCGGCGTCGTCAGCACCGGGCAGTCTCTGTCGGTAGGCGGGCGCGCGGGCGATATTGTCTACCCCCCGGTCTACGCCGGCCCGTCGGCGCGCGGCGAAATGCTTGTCGGCCTCACCGGCCCGTCGTCTGGCTGGTCGCTGGCGCCGCTATCCGAACCGATGCGCGGTGGATCCACGTCCGAATGGCCGAGCAACGTCGGCTGGCAGAGCCCCACAACCCCGATGGCCGACCGGATCTACTCGCGCGTCCGCGCCAAAACCGCCCACGCGGTCGTCGGGCAAAATGGTCAAGGCATGGACGGAATCAAGAAGGGGGGTTCAGTCCCGTCCTACACGGGTTCCATCCAAGAAATGACGAAATTCCGAGACCTGTACGCGACCGCCGGCGAGGCGTTCGAGATCTCCGCCGTCGTTCTGACGCACGGCGAGACCGACTACGGCTCGGCGACTTACGGCGCAGACCTGCTCCAAATGTGGGCCGACTACAACGCCGACTTGAAGGCGCTCACGGGCCAGACGCGCGACGTCAAACTGTTCCTCACGCAACCGTCCGCCGGGTGGCCGATCCCCGCGGGCGAGGCGTCAAACATTCCCGACGTGATGCTCGCGACCTACCTCGCGCATCCCGACAAATTCGTCCTCGTGGGCGCCAAAACCCACCTGTCCTATTGGGTCGGCGATTTCCATTTGGACGCCGCCGGAACCCGCGATCTCGGCTTCATGTACGGCGAGGCGGTCGGCGACTACATCCGCCGGCGTGCCGACTTCGTCCCGCTCTACCCCACTGCAACGGCTCTCGGAGCCGGTTTCGTCGAGGTCGCCTACAACCGCCCCATCGTCCGCGATGCGTCGCTGTATGGCTCAACGCATACCGTCGAGCACGCCGGCTGGCGCCTCGGCGAAGGGTTCGAGCTTCGCGCGGGCGCGGCCGAGATCCCGATCACCGGCGTAACGTGGGGCATCAACAACGTGCAGATCGCCTATTCGGGCGCGACCGCTCCCGACGTGGTGAGCTACACGCTGTTCGGTGACGGCGCTGGAACCATCCGCCGAGGCTGCGTTCGCGACGCGGCCGGCCGCTGGTCGGTTCAGTTCTCGCACGCTCTCTGATACGTAAGTCGGATGCAAATCCGACTTACGATTCGCCGATTCGCGCTCATGATCGCTAAGGCGGTCGTCGAGCGCGTTTCTCAATTTGAGGCCCATGAGGGGAACCCAGGTTCCCCTGAGGACGAAGACGACGATCCGGCCTGGTGCTCGTCGTCGCAAGTCGTCACGCCCGAAGCGGCGGCGATGCTCGTCAAGCGGCCCTCGGCTGATAATGGGCCGCCCCCCTCCCACGACGGTCCTCTCGACGGTAGTCTCGCGGCGCGAGGTATCCGATGAGCAATTTTCCGGTCGACTCCCCCCAAAACCCGATCAACTTCTCGACGACCGGTTCAAACAGCGAATCGTCGTTCAACCCGAGCGTGATCCTCTCTGGTCAGCGCTACACGAACCTTGCCTTCAAAGAGAGTTTCTACGAGGGTAAGCAACACGACCACAAGGCCTACAACATCGAAGGGTGCGCCGTCACCGACCGTTCTTCGCCGTTGTCCGCGTCGGCCCCCGCGCCGTTTACGGTCCCGATCCTCGACCGCCGACCCTCAGCTCCCTACCGCCTGCCCAAAAAGATCGTCGACGCATTCACGGCCTTGCTCTTTTCCGACGGCCGGTTCCCGTCGTTATTGGCCCCGGGCGATGCGGAAGCAACGGATTTCGCCAGCGCCATCGCCAAGTTCGGTGAGCTGGCTCACGCGATGATTCAATGTCGCATGTACGGTGGAAACTCCGGCACCGCGGCGATTTCCTGGTGCTACGACAACGGAGTTCCTCGCTTTGAAACCCATCAAGCGAAGAACCTGTTCGTCCATTCGTGGCGTGATCGAAACAAGCTGATGTTGCGGCACGTTTCCGAGGTCTACGTCATTCACAAGACTGGCTGGAACGGACGCGAGTTTGCCGAGATCCCCTACTGGTACCGCCGCGACTGGACTCCCGACGCCGACATTATCTTCAAGACCGTTCCGGCCGAAGCGGGCAAAATGCCCGAATGGGTTGTCGACGTCGAGCGAACCGTCGAGCACAAAGACGGCATTACGCACATGGAATGGATCCAGAACATTCCCGCGAAAGGCGTCGACGGTCAATCGGACTACGAGAACATGTGGTCGCAGTTTGACTCGCTCGACGCGCTGAACTCGACCACGACCTACGGCGCGACGAAGAACTCGGATCCTACTCTTGTCCTCGGCATGGACCCCGAAGAAGTCTCCCGTGGAGGCATCAAGAAAGGCTCAGACAACGCGTTGATTGTCGGCGAAAGCGGGTCGGCGGAATACCTGGAACTTTCAGGAACTTCCATCGAAGCGGGCGCGAAGCAGGTCGCGACGATTCGCTCTCAAATTCTCGAATGCACCGCCTGCGTTATCCCAGACGCCGAGCAGCTCGCCGCTCAAGGCATGTCGTCTGTCGCCATCCGCGCGATCTATGCGCCGATGCTGGCTCAATGCGACATTCTTCGCACGCAATACGGGCGATCGATCAAAAACATCGTCCAGAACATGCTGAAAGTCGCCCGGGCGAACGCCGGAAAAACTATCCTCGTTCAACGCGACGGTATGCAGGTCGAAGCGCGCCTCTCGACGATGATGCCCCCGCGCGTGGTTGAAACCGACATCGCGCTTCCCGATGGGACCGTTCAAAAGCAGGTTCAATACGTCGAGCGCAACCCTGGGAAATCTGAAGAACTCGACCTCATTTGGCCCGACTACTTCCCGCCGACCCCCGCGGACCAAAGCGCGACGGCCATGACGTTGCAGACGAGCACCGGCGGCAAGGCATTCGTTTCGAAGCAAGGCGCATCCGAGGTCATGGCCCGCCAGCTCGGCCTCGACCCCGTCAAAGAATGGGAGCGCATCAACGCGCAAGCTGCCAAGGAAAAGGCGGCTGCGGCCGAAGAGGCGGCGGGCATGTTCCCCCCGTTTGAAACGCCCAAGCCAGGCGCGCATGCTCCGCCCGCGGCCGGCGATGAAGAGGACGACGAAGAGGACGACGAAATTTGACGCCCTTCGAGGTTATGCGATTGAACCAGATGCAAGCGGCCCGACTGTCTGAGACAGTCGGGCGTCAGCGTTTGCTGGGGATCTTGCGGGATTCGCAGGCCGAACTCGAAGTGCGCATCGCGCGCTACACGCGCGGCGGTCGCGGCGCTGGTACCTTCACCCTGGAGCAAATGAACACCGCGCTCGTCCAGGTGCGTGCGGTTCTTCGCGATCTCCAACCAGCCATTGCGGCCGTCGTCCTCGAAAATGGCGAGCAAGCCGCGGCCGCCGCCGTCGACCACACGCAAACCTACCTAAACGTCGCCGAGACGAGCTTCGCCGGGATCGTCCAGCCGCTGGCGTTCAACGAGGCAAAAGCCCTCGACGTAGCAAGCGAGGGCGCGCGAGCCTCCATCCTACAGCGCCTCGGAACGTCGGGCGAAGGGGCGCGCAACGGCCTCGACGAAACCCACCGCGCGAAAGCCGGCATTTTGGAGCGATATGGGACCGGCGTCATCGGCCAGTTTGAAGCGCGTCTCCAGCAGGGAGTGATCCAGCGCAAAAGCTGGTCCGACATGGAACGCGACATCACGGCCGAGTCGCCATTTTTGCAAGAGTCGCCGCGCTATTGGGCCGAGCGGATTGTTCGCACCGAGACCATGGGTGCCTATAACCGCGCCGCGGCCGAGACTCACGAAGAGGTCGGTCGGCAAGTCGGCGGCGGGAAACTGCTTCGGATCCTCAGTGCTACGTTTGACGATCGAACCTCGGCCGACTCCTACGCAGTGCATGGACAAATCCGCCGCATCGGCGAGTCGTTCGACACGTGGCAAGGGAAAATCGAAAATCCACCCGCGCGACCGAACGACCGCGAGATCGTCGTTCTGCACAAAATTACTTGGCCGTTACCCAAGTACCTGACCCCTCGAACCGACGCCGAGGTTCTCGCGCGCTGGCGAAGCGAAGGTCGCAAGGGCTCGCCTCCCCCGCGACCCCTGCTCTCGACCGTCCCCCGATCCGAAATTGGAGCGGGGCGGCGCCGATAGAACCCGGGTTCCCGTATCGTCGCCGCGTGGCGAAACCCCCGTTCAAAATCACTTCGCCGCCCGTCCCCGCGGGCGCTCCTAAAATGCCGACCGCCCCGGTCTCCAAAATCGACCCGAGAGTCGCGGGCGAACGCGTCGACACGACGCCAAATCATCCTCCCACGCTCCCACGCCTTCCCATCGCAACTCCCCCCAAATCCTTCGTATTGAGGTGAAATCATGAGCAATCTCCCCTTCGGCGGTTCCCCGTCCTCGTCGACCCCCGCCCCCGCTCCCACGCGCAACTCGTGTCCCGTTTCGTCGCCGCAAGGTCCGAACCCTGAGACGATCCCGCCGGGCGGCATCCGCCTGATCATCAACCCGCCGACCCCGCGCGGCGCGACCAACACGCCGTTCAAACTCAACGGCGGCGGCTGATGGAATCGGTCGTCATGCGCGGGGCCGTCGTCATCGGCGGCGGCGCGGTTGACTCGTGCAGCCCGACAGCCTCCATCGCGAACCTTCCCTTCGAGCTGGTGCAACCGTCTGGCTCTCGGCAGACTGGCGCCGCTTCTGTTTCATCGGCCGTGGCGTTCGTGCCCCTCCCCGTGGTCGGCCCGCTGAGCGTCAAAGAAGCCGATTTCTTTTACCTCAAATGCTCGAGCCCTCTGGTGCTGCGTTTGACGTACAAGGACAATTCGACCGCGACGTTCGCCGTCGATACCCTCTTTTTCGCGACGTTCCCCTCGTCCAACCGAGTGGTTCTCGCCGAAGTCATGGGCGTCGCTAGCGCCGAGTTCTGCGCCAGCGGCAATCTCTGAAAGGACCCTCGGATCATGATCAATCTTCTCGCAAACAGCCTCAAGAGTGTCGCCAACCGAATCACCGCGGGGCAGGTCGCCGACCTCCTCAAGTTCATTCAGTTCGGCTCGCTTCTCTTGTCCCTTCCGACTGTCATTCGCGGTGCGACCCCGGCGGCCGATCCGTCGAGCCTCACGACGCTTCAAACGATCAAACTCCCCGACGACGCGAAGGCCGCGTCGCTTCTCCGCGTGACGGTTCTCGCGGGCGGAGTCCCCGGCGAAATGACGATCGTGGGGTTCGGAACGACCCCGGCGACCGGGCAGGCGGCCATCACGCCGTCGGGCGATATTGCGTTTCTCGCCGCCGACGCCCAGACCAACGTCGACGTTCTCTACGTCCCCGAACAGCACGACGTGGTCGAATACACCGGCCCCGTTGTGGCCAATGTTCTGACGCTCCCCGCGGCCTACGCGGGTTCGACGATCCTCGCCGAGGAAGTCAACGCAGACGTCGGGACTGCGGCCGGTCGAAAGATCGTCCTCGCCCCCGGTGCTGGGGTGCCGGCCGCCGGTCAAGCTCGCTTGAATTTGGCTAAGACGACGATTACCTTCGCGGGCGCCGACGCCGTGACAAAGGCGACGGTCAAGCTCGCGGTCGACCGGGCGACGTCGCTTCCGACGCAGCTCGCGGCCGTCTCCCCGATCATCTGACCTAGGACCTCAAAAATGGCGCAACTCTCCCCGACCGACCCGAATCAGCCGACCGAGCCCGCGGCCCCCGCGACGCCCCCGGCGGCTGGTTCGCCCCCCTCCCCCTCCCCACCCGCGCCCGCTGCGCCGCCGGCGGCTTCCCCCTCGACCGCTCCCGCGGGCACGACGAGCGGCGAGAGCGACGATGACGACGATGATCTCGAAGGCGATCAAGTCATTCAGCTCTCGAAAAAGAAATTCGCGGCTCGCCTCGCGCGCGCGTCCAAGGCGCAGCTCCGCGAGCTGTTCGGCACCGACGACGTCGAAGCCATCAAAGCGAGCCAAGAGGAACTCAAAACCCTTCGCGCTCGCGAAGAAGAAAACCGCAAAGCCAAGCTCTCCGAAGACGAGCGGAGGCGCGAAGAGCTGGCAAGCGAGCGCAAGCTTCGCGAGCAGGCCGAAGCCCGCGTCGAGCGCGTCGAGATCCGAGCGGCTGAACGCGCGGGCGCGTTCCTGGTCAAATCGGCCCTCGAAGCGGTCGTCGACCCTGAGTACCACGACGTCGTCGCCGACAAGCTCGCTCGCGACATCAAGCGGAACCCTGATGCCTACCAGGCCGGATCTGGACGCAAAGCGGTAAATTCCTTCATCAAGGACTACATTGCCAAGCATCCCGCCCGCGCCAAGGGGTACACCCCTCCTCAGGTCCCCAAGACCCCGCTTCAAACCGGCCCCAAAGACCCGGGTCCCGAAGCGGAACCCCGCGTCGACGCAGCGGGTGGCAACGGCGTTGTGGACATGCGGAAACTCTCGAAAGAGGAGTTCCGCGCAGCTATGCGGCAAAAGGGTTACACCGTCTAACCGGACGAGAACCCGGGTTCCTCTCCAAACCGCCCCTTCGCCGGGGCGGTTCTTTTTTTGTGCCCCTGGTTTGACACGATCTTTTTGAAAGTGCGACTGTGGCGAACCCCAACACGCGACGCCGGCGGTAACAGGTGGATTCCGGGGAACGCAACTTTCCATCAATCGAGGTTTCCCCATGGCCAATCAGCTCGCGTCAATCATGCCCGCCCAGATCGCCGATCTCATTCAGACCGGCGCTCTCGAACGCGCGTTTCACGACTCCCTTTTCCCGACGATCCAGTTCCGCGCAGAAGCGGTTTCGGAAGAGTTCCCGTCGGGTGCGGGTGAAGAGATCATCATGTCGCGTCCGGGCCTTCTCCCGGCCGTGACCAAGCCGCTGACGCCGGGCGAAGACCCGCTGCCGACGCCGATGATCTACGAGCAGTGGGTTGCTCGGATCCAGCAGTTCGGCGCGACGATGGACACGCACATGCCGACCTCGACAGTCGCCGCTGCGAACCTGTTCCTGACCAACATTCGCCAGCAGGGCCTGCAAGCCGGCATGTCGGTCAACCGAATTGCGCGCAACAATCTGTTCCGGGCGTACCTCGCCGGCAACACGGTCGCGACCGCCGCCATCGGCGCTACCGATACGACCATCGCCGTCGCGTCCCTCAACGGGTTCATCGACGTTCTTCTCCCGAACGTCAGCGCCCGCCCGCAGCCGGTCTCTGCCACCTACGCGCTCCCGATCGACGTCGGGACCGGCGTAGCCAAGAAGCGCTGCTATGTCATCGGGTTTACGCCCAACGACCCCGCCGACGTTTACGGCCCCGGTCAGCTCCTGCTCTCCGCCGCAGTGGGCGCCGCCTTCGTTGCTCGCTCCCCGATCGTTTCCGTCTACGCGAGCCGCATCGTTCGCCCCTCTGGCGGAACGTCGGTTGACTCGATTGCGGCGACTGACACGTTCCTTCTCCAGCAGGTGATCAACGCGGTCGCGTACCTCCGACGCCACAACGTCACCCCGCACGACGACGGGTTCTACCACGCGCACATTTCGCCGCTGACCAACGCACAGATCTTCTCCGATCCCGTCTACCAGCGGCTCAACCAGAGCCTTCCCGATGGTGCCGCGTACCGCGAAGGTTTCATCGGCCAGACGTCGGGGATCATGTTCTTCCTCAACACCGACGCGCCGGAAACGACCAATACCGGCTCGCTCGTCTCCACCGGAACCTCGTCGTTCTACGCTCCGGATCTCGGCAACGAAATCGTCAACGCGAACGGTGTTCCCATCGGGCACACGATCCTGACGGGCAAGGGCGCGCTCGTTGAAAAGTACCTCGACGAGGGGCTTTTCACGACCGAAGCGGGCATCACGGGCAAGACCGGCATGTTCGACATCGTCAACAACGGCGTCGCGATCATGACCGACCGGATCCGCCTGATCATGCGCGCGCCGGTCGACCGTATGCAGCAGAAGGTCTCGCATACCTGGTCGATCACGACGAGCTTCACGCCGCCGTCGGACATTCTCGCCCCGAGCGGCCCCGAGCGCTTCAAACGCGCGATCGTTCTCCAGCACGCTGGGTACTGATTTCGTTCTGTTGGTATTCAAATGCTATGAAGGGGGAGGCCAAGTTTCGGTCGCCCCCTTTTTTCTCTGAGAGGTTCTCCCCATGGCCCGTGCACGCGCTCAAATGTCCGTCGAAGAACTTGCAGCCTCTGACAACGAAGCGGCCTCGCCGCTGGTCGCTCCGAGCGACGTTCAACCGGCCGTCGAGGACGCACCCAATCTCGCGTTGCCCGATTTTCCGGTTCGCGAGTTCGTCCCCAACCACACCCCCAAAAGCGGCGATTTCGTCGTCGTCGCGGCCGCCCGGATCGCGGCCGATGGCTGCATTTACACCCTTCCCGCCGGGAAGATCGTCAACGCGGCCTCCTACGACCTCGACTCGCTGCGCTCCCAAGGCGTGCAGCTCTCCCCCGTGGCGCCCTGACCGACTCTTGCATTTCCGAAAACCGAACCCTCTGTCCAGGCGACAGAGGGTTTCGTGTATTTTGGCGCCATGAGCGGCATCACGAGACTACCCCCGAAAGTCGCAGTCCTGTCCGAAGAGACCAAATCCCGCGTGCGCGAGCACATGGGGTATCTCGACGTTTCATCGGCGACGACCTACGGTCTCGGCGTCCCGATTCTCGTGCATCCGCTGTTCGCGATCGAAAATTCGATGACGCAGCTCAATATTCATTCCGTGCCGCGTCTCATGAAGTTCCTGGCTCGTCTCGACGACATTATGAACCAGGTTTTCTGCAACTCCGATCTCAACGAAATCTCGTCTATTGGCGAGATTACCGTCGACGAAAAGCGACTTCGAAAGCTCGCCTCTACCTACAAAATCGCCCAGCAAGGCCTCGCGAATCTCTTGGGATGCCCGGTCAATCCCTACGACATGCGCGAGTGGCTCAAGGGCTGTTCCGGTGGCATCAACGTCCCCGTTCTCTGAAAGGATTCTCCATGTGCAATCGCCCGGCCATTCCGTTCCGTTTCGCTCTTCTCTCCGTTCTCGGCGCCGCGCTGATCGCGGTCGTTCCGCCCGCCTGTTCGCCGGCCGCCAACAAGGCTGTCATCCGCGGCGCGGTCGACCTGACGCTCGCCGTTTGCGTCGCCGAACACCCTGATGCTGACATGCCCGCGCTGCGCACGATTTGCGGCGTCACCGCCGACCTCGAACCGGTCGTTCGCGAGCTGACCAAGGCGGCCCAACGCGGGCGTGAGGGTGCCTCGCGCGACGCGGGCGCGGCCCAGGACGGGGGGCGCTGATGTACTGCGGTTGCGGGCAGTGTGAGACCGATTGCAGCGCGTGCCCGCAACCGCTCGTCTCGGCGTGGCCCGCCGGCGGCATCGCCATGGAGACCCTCGCGGAAGAGCCCGCTTGCGGCCCTGGTCCGACCATCCTCCAGCGCATGGCCCCGATGGTCGCCCGGATCCGCTCGAAGACGCGCGACCGTCTCGGCCTCACGCCCTGGGACGTCTACCTGATTTGGGAGCAATGGAGCGGCGCCGAGCGCGGCGAGGGTCGCGCCCGCCTGCTCGCGAGCGTCAAGCTTCTCCCCCGCCCGGTCGTCTCCGATCTGAGCAGCGTCGCGCTCCAGGGATTTTCCGGTGGTGTGGTTCCCGTGGGTTCGATCCGCGTCGACGGAATTTCGCTCTTGCTGACCGCCGACAACTTGCTCGGCCGGACGCTTCCCAACCCCGAATTTTTCGCGAGCCTTGGCGCGTGCACGCAGTCGGTCTGCGAGCCCCCACCGGGCGTCCCCGCGTCGCTCATGGGCCTTCGCGCCGACGAAGCGGCACTAGTCCTCGCGGGCGCGATGGATCCCGGGTCGTCTCGTCGGATCCCTGATCGCGTTTCGTTTTTTTGGGAGGTCGTCGAGGTCGGCGTTAAAGACGCAGAGCGCATGCGCTTCCGCGCCGCGAGCCTCCCCACGAAGCGCCGCAACCGCGCCGACTGGTCTCTCGTGCTGGAGCGTGCCGATGAGGATCGCTCGCGCGCGGGACGCAACCAAGCCGGCGTCAACGAGGACTGACATGCCCATTTTCGACCTCAAGGATCCGGCGCTCCGGCAATACATTGGGACCAGCGTCGAGAAGGCGGCTCGCGCGGGCATCGTTTCGGCGGGCGCTCGCGTCGTCGCTCATATCGTCAACGAGCTGATCCCCTCTGAGCCCCGTGTTCCCGTCGACCGAGGCGCCTACCGCGCCGGCTGGCGGTCCGAACCGACCCCCGACGGCGTCGAGATCTACAACGTCGCTCCCCATGCCCCGTTCATCGAGTACGGCGTTCGGTCTCAAAACGTGAAGATCGGCCGTCAAATGCTCGAAGACCTCGCGCGTTGGGTTGTCCGCAAAGGCATCGGAACGCAGGACGAAGCGCCCTCAATCGCGTTCGCTATCGCCAAATCCATGCAAAAGCGCGGCATCTTCAACGAGGGCAAGGGCCTTCGAATCCTGGAACGCGCGATGAAACTCAGCGGCGAGTTCCTGGTCGAAGAGATCGCAGACGCAATCGAAGAGGCATTCAATGGCTGATCTCCCCCTTTCCAAATTGGTCGTCGGCACGCCCTACGCGTCGTTTCCCCCTCGGCCAGCCCCGGCTGCCGTTTCGGTCGACGTCCGCACGCGTGGCCTTCGCGTCCTCAAACGCTACATGTCCCTTCTCAACTTCTACCGCCCCGGCGACAAAGACCCGGTCACTGGCGAACTTGGCGAACCGATCCTTTTCAAGATCCCGCCGGCGGACATTCACATCGGATGGCCCGACGGCGAGGTCGAGCTTCGCCGCCCGTCGCTTGTTTTTATGACGCTCCAGAACCCGGAAACCGAGCCCCCTGGCATGGGCCCGCAGGTCATGGAAGAGACCTGCGACCAGTTCGGTTTCGGAACGGTTCTTCAGCGGGTCGGCTACCGCACCGAGCGATTCGCCATCGAGATCCACGCATCTTCAAAGGCTGAATCTCGCTCGATTATTTCGTGCATTGCCTACGCGCTCAATCCGACGCAGGAAAACCGCGGCGTGCGGTTCCTCTTGCCCGACTACTACGAGCAAGTCGTCGAATTTTGGCAAGAAAGCGACCGTCAACGTGACGAAGAATCGGCGATTCGTAACCGCCGCGAAGCGTCTGTCGAGGTCACGATGAGCCAAACTCTTGTCGTTTTGATCCCTTACGTCCCATTCGAAGCCCAGATCGTCGTCGGCGTCGACGACCCGCCAAGCGCGACCGAGGTCGCCGATGGCATCCTCGTCCTCGACGGTTCGCCTCGAAACCTGCGCAACGTCCCGCTCAGATAACCGCCCCGCGGGAACCCGGGTTCCCGTGGCGTGTGATGTACTGCCGACCACAAACCCCCTTGGAGGTCGCCAGATGCCGTTCGTTCGCCGTTTCACCACCGATCCCGGGCCCGATGTTCTTCTCGAAATCGAGGCCGTCAACATTCTCGACCTGACGCCGCCGGCCCCCGTCGTCGGCGCTGGAACCGGCACAGCCGTTTGCGTCGGTGAGTTCGAAGATGGTCCATTTGAATCCCCCACCGAGATCGCTGGAGCCGAAGACTACCTTCGCGTTTTCGGCGGGTTCGGTTACACCTACGACGGTATCGGCGCGCAGAACCCTTGTGCGCGCGTGCGTCGCGCGGACGACGCGTTGGTCCCCGAGTACTGGAACGGCAACGGCTACGCGCAGATCTACGGCCGCATCTTCTCGCGACTGATCTTGTGTCGCGTCGACACAAGCGTTGGCGCGGTGTCGTTCAACCGTCGCGCAAGCCTGCTCGGCGCCGCGTCGTTCTCGTACAACCTCGAACCGGGCGACACCATTTCGTTTGACAAGGGCGACGGCGTCTCGCTCGCCGCGACGTTTACGGCGGCCGCTGCGAACGTCACGTCGGGCGCCGGGACCTACGCCACCGGGTTCGTCGGCGGCGAGTCGTTGACGCTCGGCTACGACGACGCGAGCGACTTCACCGTTGTGTTTCTTGCGGGCGACCAAACGCAGGCGCAGGTCATCGCTCGAATCAACGCCGCCGCCGGGTTCTCGTTTGCCGATCCGGCGACGGCGACGGCCATCCGCCTGACCGGTCGCCGGCGAGGCTCTCGCGGATCCGTTCGAGTCGTGGCGGCCTCGTCGGGCGTCCTCGCGAAGCTCGGTTTCGCGGTCGCTACGACCCTCGGAACGGGCAACATCGGCGACGTCGACGCCGTCTCGTTTTCCGAGGTCAAATCGATCGTTGAAGCGGCCGTCAGCGGCTCGACCGTTGAGAAGGTTTCCAGCGGCGCAATCCGCGTCTCCTACGCCTACGCGAGCGACGCCGACTTTTTGAGGGTCGCCGGCGGCACCGCCTCGGCGCTTGGGTTCATGGCTGGCGCCATGAACTCGGCCGACGGTCGCGCCCGCCTGCTCTCGACCGCCGGGACCTACTCCACCGGGTTCGTCGGCGGCGAGTCCCTCCAGCTCGCGGTTGACGGCCGCGGAACCTTCGCGGTCGGGTTCCTTGTCGGCGACCAGACGCAGGCGCAGGTCATCGCGCGAATCAACGCAGCCGCCGGGTACGCTCTCGCGAGCGCTTACGACGCGACCCGTATCCTTTTCACGGGGCAGGCAAACGGCGGCTCGGTCCGCGTGGTCGGCGCCTCGGCCGGAACCGTCCTCACGAAGCTCGGCCTCGTTGTCGGCGTCGCGCAGGCAGCCGGTGTAGCGACCGGATCGCTTCCCGCTGGTACCGTTCTGCTCGACGCCGGCTCGCAGGCTTTCGTGACCATGCAGAGCGTCGCCGTCACGGCCTCGCCCAGCGGCTACTCGGCCAAGGTCCGTCATGCCCTCGACGACGGCACCGGAACGTCGGTCGCCATCGGCGGCCTCAACCGCATCGGTCGCGTCGTCGACATCGGCGCCTTCGATTTCGTCAACCCGCTCGCTATCACGGCGGCGCTGACCGAGCCACAGATCGACGTCCGCTACCAGGCCGCCTTTGACAAGACCAAGAGTCGTCGTTCGGTCGCCCGCGACGCCAATTTCATCTGGTCCGCGCGCCAGTCCAACGCCGTTCGCCGCATGGGCCGGGCGAACGCGATCGACGCGACGGCCAACGGATGCCTCGGTCGCAAGTTCGTCGCCCGGGCCCCGATGAACACCGCCCGCGACGTCGCCGCTTCGCGCGTGGCTGAACCGGGCGTCGGCGCGACGGCGAGCGACCGCGTCTACTACTGCTACCCCAACTTCTCGCTGGTTCTGCCTGACATTGCCGCGAACGGCGCAAGCGGCGGCGCCGGGTTTTCGACGTCTGGGCAGATCGACGTGGGCGCCGACGCTTGCCTCGTTTCCATCATGACGCAGCTCCTACCTGAGGAAAATCCGGCGCAGCAAACGCAGCTGCTCGGAAACATCGTTGGTTTCGAGTCGGGCGCAAACGTCCAGAATTTCGAGATCAACGACTACAAGATCCTCAAGCGCGCTGGCGTCTGTTCGGCGTCGTTCGACAGTTCGATCGCCGGTTTCCAGAGCGGCGTGACGTCCGTCGACCCGGCGGCCTATCCCTCGCTCGTCTCCATCAATCGGCGCAACATGGCCGACTACGTCCAAGACACGCTGGCCCTGATCGGCGGTCCGCCCTCAAAAAAGGCGTCAACGCTCTCTCGGCGGAAAAACCTCGACGAGAACGTCGACGCGTTCCTCGCGGCGCTGCTCTCCAAGGAAAACCCGGCGAGCCAGCGCATCGAGGGCTACACGCGCGACTCGAAGAGCGGCAACACCGCGGACCTTCTCGCCCGCGGCCTCTACCGGATCATCGTGAAGGTCCGAATCATCCCAGGTCTCAACGCGATCGTGTTTGCCGTGACGGCGGGCGAGAGCGTCGAAGTTCAAGAGCTGCTCGCCGCCTGATAGGAGACGCCCATGGCACCGAAGAATCGCATCAAAGGTCAAGAAGTAACGATCATCGTCTCCGTCGACGGCGAGATCCGGGAAGAGATTTCCGAGATCACGAAGTTCAGCGAAGAGGACGTCTACGAGATCATTTCCAAGGGTTACCTTGGTCAGCTCTCGGAAGAGAAAGACATGATCTTCAAAGGGACCAAGGGGTCGATTGACCTCGACATTTCCTCCCAGAAGCTCTTGGGTTTCCGCAACCTGGTCCGTGAAAAAGCCCAGCGGATCAAGCCGGATCTTGAGTTCACGATTTCCATCGTCCTCAGCTTCGCCAACGGCGACACGCCGACGATCAACTACCGCGGTTGTGCGTTTGGCGGGTTCCCGCTGGAAATCGCCGATCGTGTGCAGTATGTGAAGTGCACGATCAACTTCGAGTGCTCCGGCGGCGACGCCCGACTCTCTTGATCGGATTCTAAGGCGCCAGGGCTACCCCCTGTTTTTTGGGCGGCGATGCAGGATGGTTCATCGGATGGGTTGCGCCTTCCTAGCCTGCATCGCCGCCCTCCCTTTTGAAGGCGCAAACCATGACTGAAGTCAGCGAAGAAATTCTCGAAGAAACCGACGTCGACGCGGGCCCCGGCCCCGAAGAAGACGATCCCAACCTTGCCGACGGCTCCAAGCCCCTTCCCGAATGGGCTCAGAAGGCAATTCCTGACGAGATCCGCGACCGTGCCCCCGAAGGCGCTACCGTGTGGATCCTTCGCCTCAAATCCGAATGGACGCACCGGCCGAGCGCCGGCGATCGCATCGTCGTTCTGTGGGCGCTGACCGATGCCGAGGAAAACCGCGCAGCCGAACGTGCCGGCGCGACGGGCGCCTATCGCCTCTACCGGGAGTGCGCGAAGGTCATGATCCGCGCGATTGACGGCAGCAAATCCGACTGGTCGGCGAGCGGCAAGCGCAGTGACGTTCGCAAGTTCTGGAACGACATTGGTCCGAAATGCCGCGAGTTGATCACTAACTTGTACGTGCGCGCGCACAAGTTCACGGAACCGGAACTGAATGATTTTTTCTCCAATTGTCTCGTTGTCGGAACGGCCTTGCATGGGTAACGGCTGACGGTCGAGAACGGGACGAAGAAGAAATCGAAGAGGTTTTCGACGGTCTCATGTGTGGGCGCGACCCCATGTGGACGTTTAAAATCTGTGAGTTTACGGGCGAAGAATACCGTCGCAGGCGTTTCGCTCAAAAGCTCAAACTGTCTCGCTACGGCCGAATCGACATTCGCTATTGGGACGACCGACCGGCCCGCGAACTCAACATGGCAATGGAACTTCTCGGCGAGATCATGAGCGCTGAGGCTCCTCTCAGCAACCTTACGGAATAAAGAAGCGCCCCCACGGGAACCCGCCCCGCGCGGGGCGCTTTATATTGGCGGGCATGTCCGATCAACCGCAGGTCCGCGTCAAAATTGTTCTCGATGGCTCGGCCACGCAAGCCGACGCCGCCAAGATTTCTCAGGACATTGCGAGCGGCTTCAAACAGTCCGAAAACTCATGGGTTGAGGTTCTGCGGTCCTGGCAAACCATCCAGGCGTCTGCCCCCAAGGACGCCAGCGAGAAAGCCGAAGAGGGCCTCAAAGGTTTCGCATCCGACTTCGCCCGCGGGTTCCAGGAACGCATCGGCAGCAAGATCGTCGATTTCGCCACCGAGAAGGTCCACGAGGCGGTTGAGGCGATCAAAGAAATGCCCGAAGCGGCGGTCGAGGCGTGGGCCGAAAGCGAAGCTCAGGTGCGTTCGCTTGCCGGCGTCCTCACGATGATCGACAAGAACGCGAACTCGTACGAGGGTCTCAAAGACTACGCGGGCGACATCAAGGACGGCCTCGAAGAGATCGCGATGGCGGCCGGAACGACCGACGACGCGCTCGTGCAGGTTTTCGACGACGTCATCAGCCGCGGCGGCAAATCTGTCGACCAGGCCGTCGAGCTGACCGCCGCGATGGCGCAAGCGGGCAAGGCCATCCCCGGCGGCGCGACCGCGCTCTCTTCTGCGTTTGAGCAGATGCAAATGGGCGTCATCCGCGCGAAGAACCCGATTGTCGGGCTGATCTCGGCGTCTGGTCTTCTCCGAGGCAACGCGAAGTCCGTTGCCTCGGAAATGATGAAAATGACGCCCGAAAAGCAAATGGAGCTGGCCGAGAAGGCAATCGGGCGCATGGCCGAGAAAATGGAGAAAGTGCCGCTCACGTTCGAGCAAGCCAAGACATCCATGGACGTTTTCAAAGGCAACTTCATGGAAGGCATGGGCAAGCCTCTCTACGAAGCGCTCGGCGTCGGCATGAACGCGATCAAAGACAAGTTCCTCGAAGCGGACGGCACAGCAACGGAACTCGGTCAACACCTGCTCGACGGTGGCGAAGCGCTCGGCGAGAGCCTGTCAAAATCCCTCGGCCATGCGATCCAGTTCACGACCGGCGCGATCGACGCCTTCGACAAGAGCAGCGCCGAGGTCGTCGCCCTCTGGGAACAAGCGTTCGGTCGTGGTGACGACAGTTTTGAAAACTGGGAATCGGCCGGCCGCGCCATCGGCGACGGCATCATGGACGCGATCAAATTCATGCTGAAAGGCGTGGATTTTATGATGGATTCGCTCGCCGCTGTATCCAAGGACGTCGCCCAGTCCCGCGCTGACGCAGTCCTCGCGAAGGTTCGTTCCACCGGCGGCGGCGACACCGAAAAACTGCAAGCGGAATACTACAAATATGAGGCATTGGCCGGCCACCAGCTCGGCGCCGGAAGCCAGACTAGTCAGAATTTCGTGAACGCGCTCGGCACGCGCGCGGACACGACCATGTCCGTCGGCGATGCCCAGCAGGCCGCCATGTCGGGGAACACGAAAAAAGCTCTCCAGATCTTCAACGAGGCCTCGCGCCTCCACGACGAAGCGGCGATGCAGAACATTGCCAAGTACATCACGACGACCAAGCAAATGGCTGACGCGATCGCAAAGCAAGGTCCCGAAATTCTGGACAAAGGGTTCGGCGAGTTCATCAAGGCGCTGTCGTCGACTGACCCCAAGAAAGCCCAGCAGATCGCGAAATCGGCCGCACCCAACCTCGGCGTCGAGGGGAAGCAGCCGGTCGTCAATTTCAATGGCAATACGTTCAACATCAAACAAGATTTCAAGGACCAGGAACCCGACCGCGTCGCCGTCCTGTTCCGCCAAGACATTGCGCAGCACGCCGCACGTCGGGTGCAAGCCCGCGGCGTGCTTCCGTTCGGTTTCTGATACAAGGGGGCATCCCGCATTTCCCCTCTGGAGAACATCATCATGGCAAGCGCAAAAAAGCCCCCGTTTCCCCCGAGCGAATCCGACGAGCCCGACGACGACGCCTCGGCTTCGTCCCCGCCGAGTGAGTCCGACGAGCCCGCCCCCAAGAAAGCCGGGTCGAAGCCAAACCCGCTCATGGCCTGGATGAAAAAGAAGGCCAAGTGACTCCGCCAGCCGCCCCGGGAAACCAGGGCGGCTTTTTTGGTACGGTCTCGCCATGACCTACGCGGCCGCCATGACCATCGAAGAGCTGAATCCGGGCGGCCTGCGCATCCGGTTGCAAGGTTCGGCGCTGCCGCTGATCACAGGTGCAACGTGGACGACCGCTCAAAAGGTCGTCACGAAATGGCTCCCCGGAAACGGTGTCGACGCGGTCCAACAGGCGCTCGGCGCTCGCGTGATGCCGTCCCAGTTTTCCGGCTCGTGGCATTCGACGCTGCTCAACCGCTCCCCCGTCGTCGTCCTCGACGGTGCTACGGGCGCTGAGACTGCCATTGTGACGCCCTATCGCGTGCGCGAGGTGTTCGAGGGAGTCCTCAAACGCGGTAGCCTCCTACGCGTGATTTTCGAAGTCACTGGCTCGACGATTCGCGCGGGCTCGTCGTCCCCCCGCCCGGAAGACATGCGGATCGTCCGCGTCGGTCGCATGTCGTCGTTCTCGACGCCGATCCAGCGGCATTCGGACATTGATTGGACGATGGATTTCGATTGGAAAGGCACGGGCGGCGAGATCGCCCGCGTCGACCAGAGCAACGACGAAGCGGACATCGCGCGCTCCGTCAACACCCTCTTGCGCGCGACCGACACCTACGTCGACGCGATCGCCGGCGCGGTGCGGAACCCGCTCACCGGCTACTCGTCGCCGGTGACGATCGGTCGCCTGCAAACTCTCGTCGCCGCCCCGTCCAAGGCCGTCGACCGGTTCAAACGCGCCCTCGTGCAGAACTCCAACTCGCTCAAGGACGCCACGAAGCTCGCCACCGACGTCGCCCGCGGCCTAACCCCGCGATCGCTCCGCTCGGCCGCGAAGCAGCTCTCGCGCGAGATCGTTTTCGATTCCGCCGAGAGCATCCGCGACGTCGCCCGGGTTCCCTTCGAATCGCGCTCGACGCAAGACGATCTGGCTGCTCAAATCCGTGCCCACGTCATCGCTGAGCGCGAAGCCAACGCCATCGAAGCTCTCGGCCGCATCGCCCAAGACACGGACCAGACCATCGGAGGGAACCCGGGTTCCCGCGGGACCCTTGGCGTGCACGTCGTCCGCGCTGGTCAAACGATGATCACGATCTCCGTCATTTGGTACAAATCCGCCGACTATGCCGGCGAGATCTGCCGCGCTAACCGCCTCCCCTGGGGCATCGTGGCCCCGCCCGTCGGGACATCCCTTGTAATCCCCGTCGTGACCTCCGGTTCCAGCAAATGATCAACTACAGTGACCAGCCCGAGCAGAGCTACTACTCGGCTTGCAAGGTTCGTTTGATCCTGCGATTCGAAGAGTTCTCGCCCACCGAACTCGCCTCGAAACCACCCGCCAAAACGACCAAAAACCTCAAAGGCGTCTCGGTCCCCCGCGACGATCTGACAGTCGAGACGGAAACCGACTCGGCGGGACGGCGTCGCCTGGTCCTACGCGGCAAGACAGCCCGCATCAACGCTGGCGCGCCAGCCCCGACCGCGAGCGTCGACGACATTTCGACGCTCACGTTTACGGTCCCCGGTGTGGTTCCGATCTCTGCGAATTTGCGCATGGTTTCGCGTACGGCCGACACGTTCAACTGCGACTTCCTGTTTGCCGATTGCCCGTTCGATCCGCGCTGCATTCGCGCCGCGGCCGTTGAGGTTTTCATGGGGACGATCGACGCCCAGGACGCGGCCGCCGGCAACGAAGGCCTCCAGCGCGCCGCCGCCCCCGGCGTGAATGTTTCGCGCCTCCAGTGCCCTGACACATTCGTCGTTCCCGACACCGGCGAGGTCGCGTCGACGCGTGTTTTTGCTGGCTGGGTAGACAAATGGAGCATCGCATTTCAAGACGATCTGGCCGTCTGCAAGATCGCGTGCCGTGACAACTTCACGCTGCTCGACGCGCAAAAGGCGCCCCCCAACTTGCGCCTCGACCCGAAGATCCCGATCGACGAAGCGGCCGCAAAATACCTCGCGCACTTCCCGCAAATGGAAGGCCTATCGGTTCTGCATTTGCCCGCCGACGAGGTCCCGCCGAAGCTCGAAGCGTCGCTCGCCAAGGGGTCGTTCCCGCCCCATCTTGGCCCCGCTCCGAGCGGCGGCGGCGGTGCGACGGGCGGTGACTCGACCAGTGTCATCGAGTACCTGACCAACGCCCTCGGCTCGCTCGGCTACAACGTCCGCATCGAGCTGGACTCGGTCATTTTGCAGCAGGCCAGCGGCCTCGTCTCTGGCAAAAAGTCCCCTCGCGGCGACGATCCCTACCGCGGGCGTTCGCTTCCGTCGGGCGAGCGCGCCGAGGCTAGGCAGATGATCTTCGGCGGCAACGTCGAGACCATGACGATCGACCGTGACTTCGCGCACGCGGACGCCAAAAACGTGGAGGTCCGTTGCTACAACCCCGCCCGCAAGAGCGTCGTCGTCGCGCGCTACCCCGGCCCCAAAGATCGCGTTGTGTCCGCGAAACCTGGTGGCAAAGAGGAGCACGAATGGCATGTAGTTCGGCTCCCCGCCGGATCGTGCACCGACCAGGCCCTACTCGCGAAGGCGGCCAAGAGCATTTACGAAAACAAGAACCGCATGCAGCTCGTCGCGACGGTCAAAACCCCCGCGCTCGCGAGCTGGGGCGGCGACAACCGCTTTCCCGACCTGCTCTACGTCCGCCCCGGCGATCTGTTTGAGCTGCGCAACGAGGCGTTCGCGCTCGACGCGCTACTGCAAAACAACGGCGCCCTGGTCGATTACATGACCAACCTTGGCTACTCGCTCGAACTCGCGCAGGCCTACGAGGCTGCTCGCTCCAACGTGGCCGTGCAGCGCTTTTTTGCGCTTCGCGAGGCCAACATCGTCTGGGGAGTCGACACCGGCCTCGAAGTCTCTCTGCAGCTGGCGACCTACGTTGAGGCCCGGATCGACGTCGACGACCCGTCTCGCAAATAAAACCCTTGCGCGCGAACGCTCTCCGGTTTATCGGTGAATGACACCACACGGGCGGGCAAGCAATCCGCCATCGGAGCATTCCCATGATGAACGAAATCGACGATTTTCTCGGTCCTCCGCAGCCCGCGCGCGTCTGGTCATTCGCGCAGCAGGCCATCTTCGACGATGTGGCTCGCGGGCGCGGACATACCGTGGTCGTCGCTCGCGCCGGTAGCGGCAAATCGACGACCATCGAGGAAGCGGTTCGCCGCGTCCCCGCGGGCGCGACGATTGCCGTCGTAGCTTTTGGCCGAGACATTGCAGCCGAAATGCGCACGCGCCTCAGCGACGTCGCCGTCGACGTTTTGACCTGCCACGCATACGGCTTTCGGCAGCTCGGCTCGAAGGCCAACGGCGGCGTCCGCCCCGAAGTTGACAAGGACCGTACGATCGCGATCATCAAGCGCACGATCGTCGAGGCTGGTCTTGAAAAGTCCCTCAGCTACTGGGGCCTCGCGAAGCTCGCGAGCCTCGCGAAATCCTACGCGGTCGTCCCGCAGCTGCGCGGCCCGTGGAGTCTGTCGTCTCCGGAAAACTGCGCGGCCGCAAAGAAAATTCGCGAGGTCGTCATGGTCCGCCATCCGGACCTTGAGATCTTGACCGACGAGAGCGATCCCAACTGGAGTGCGCTTTACGACCGGGCGATTTCTATTGTAATTTCTGCGATTTCGAGCTGCCTCAACGACTGGACGGTCATCGACTACGACGACCAAATCTACATCCCGGCCGTGCATCCCTCGATCAAACTCTGGAAGTTCGACCGAGTTTTCGTGGACGAGACGCAGGACCTCAACGAGGCTCAGGTCGCTCTTTGCCTGCGCATGCTCCGCCCCGGCGGTCGGATCGTTGCCGTCGGCGACGACCGCCAGGCGATCTACGGGTTCCGCGGTGCCATGGACGACGGCATCGACTACATCGTCCGCACCCTCGGCGCGAAGCGTCTCGCCCTCTCGACCACCTACCGCTGCGCCAAATCGATCGTCGCCGAGGCCCGCGCGCTGGTCCCCGACTACGAGGCCGGCCCAAACAACCCCGCCGGCGTCGTCCGCTCCATGCAGCTCGACGGATTGCTTCCCGTCCTGGTCCCCGGCGATTTCGTCGTCAGCCGTTCGAACGCCCCCCTCGTCAAGCTTTTGCTCGGCCTTTTCAAGGACGGTCGACGCGCCAAGATGCTCGGTCGCGACCTCGGCGCGGAGCTTCGAAACATGGTCACGCGCAGCCAGAAACGGACCGTCGAGGACTTTCTCGAATGGGTTGACGCATGGGTAGCCAAGACGGCGAAAAAGCGTTTGAAGCGCAACGCGCGCGCCAGCATTGAGGACCTGCACGACACGCGCGCGGCCCTCGGCGCGATCTGCGAAGAGATCGACACCATCGCGGCGCTGCTCGCCAAGATCGACGACATGTTCGTCGAGGAAACCGGCGGCGCGGTTTCGCCGAATCGGATCACGCTCGCGACGACGCACAAGGCCAAGGGCCTCGAAGCCGACCGCGTCTATTGCCTGCGATCGACCTACCGCCCGGCCCTAAGTCTCGAAGAGGGCAACATGCTCTACGTCGCGACGACCCGCGCCAAAAACGAGCTGGTATACGTCTGGGACGGCCCGCCCGGCGGCGCCCCGTTCAAAGGTCGTCGTCGCCCGATTCAATCGCTCCCCGCTCCGCGTTTCAATCCTGGAACGCACCACAACCTCGAAGACCTCGACGACGCGGAGGCGGACGCGGCTCCGTTCGGTCTAACCCGCGAGGACATTGGGTTGCCCCCCGAACCGCCGGCCCCTTCTCCCCCGATCCTCGGTTGCCCGCACTGTTTGAGCGGCCCGATGGGCCCGTGCATTTGCGGCGAGGACGACCTTCCGCCCTATCCGTGATAGATCGCCCTTGCCCATGTTGGGCGCCGCCTGCGACGCATTCCCCTCTCTGCGTCGTGGGCGGTTTTCATTTTGTCTACTCTCGCGACATGAGCTTCGACCACGAGACGATGGGGCGCGCGTTTTCCGGCCCGGGCGCGGACACGCGGCAATGGATTTCGATCGGCATCGTCGACGCGGATACCCCCGGCGCTCGCAGCGTCGAGCTGACCGAAGATGGCCCCGCCGTAACCGTGACGCTCCAGCCGAGCGGCACGACCGTCCGCGCCCGCGTCGCCATGCGCATTTCTGGCGTCGGCGAGGGCGAATGGTCCCCGCTCATCGATGGCGACGAGGTTCTCGTCGCGCTTCCCGAAGGCATGGAATCCGCCTTCCCGGTCATCATCGGGCGGCTCTCCAACGGCATCGACAAATTCCCGGTGACAGTCGCCGGCGTCGACGTCACGACCAACGCGGTCGCGTTCGCGAAGCAGCGGCCGGCGATGCTGATCGAAACCGACAGCGGCTACCTGATCCGCTCGTCGGCGACGGGCGCGCAGATCGGCATCGACCTCGCCGGGCAGGTCGTCATCGGCGGTGGCGGTGGCGGCCAGCTGTTTTTGAGCGACGACGCGCTCGGTTTCGTGGGCGGCTCGACCGCCGTTCAGGCGTACCCTGCCAAAAATCAGGTCGTCCTACGCGCTGGCGACGCGCAGCTCGAAATCGGCTCGGCGACCAAGCTTTCAACCACGGGAACCGTCGAGATCGGATCGGCCGGCCTCGGCGCGGTCGGTCACGCAATTTCGGTCGAGCAGGTCGTCGCGCTGCTCGCAAACTTCGTCGCTTCGGCCGTCGCCACCGGGTTCGCCGGCCCGGCGTTTCTGGCCACCTACGCCATCAACCCGCAGGCGGCCCTGTCGGCCATCATGAGCCCGGCGATTTTGGGAACAGTTGCCCCGACCCCCATCGGCCCCGCCCCCGGCGGCGACCTTTCCGCGACCTCGATTCAAGCGAGCCTCCAAGCGGCCCTCGCCGCGCAACTACCCGATCCGATCGCTCTCGGCCTCCCGCAGTTTCGTCCGGGCCTCGGCAGAGTCGGCCTCTTGCTGTAAGCTCACGCCATGGCGTTCGACGATCCTACGAACTCGGCGAAATTGTGCGGCATCGGCCTGTCGTTGCCGTCGTTTTCGTTTGGGTTTGTCCTGCCATCGCTCCCCCCGATCCCGATCCCCGCGCTTCCGACCCCCACGCTGGTTTTGTCCTGCTCGCCGTCCTCGCCGATCAACGTCGCGGGCGATGCGAAATATGGCGGCGGCCGGACGGCGGTCCGCGATCCCGATCCTGATACAGAGGATGCATGAGCGGTTGGGGAGCGGACCTATGGGGCGCGGGTAGTTTCGGCGGCGGCGTCGGCGTCGGTTTCATGCAGATCCGCGGCGTCGGCGTCGTCGCCGAGAACCGCATTCGCATCGAGTTTTCGCTTCCCCTGCGTCTCAACCGCACGTTCGTCGCCGGCGATGCGGCTCGGCCCGGCGTGTTCGCCGTCGAGCCGGTCCCCGGGACCCTTGACCCTGAAAACCAACCGCCTCGCCCCGTTCGCATCGTCGCCGTCGAGCGCCCTCCGATCACCGACATGACCACGGCCGAGGCGCAGCCGTTCGCCGACCTGATTCTCGACCGCCCCCTTTCTGGGTTCCCGGGCGTTTACGAGCTGCGGATCCTCGCGTCCGTGTTCTCGCAAGCGGGCGACGAACTCCCGACGGGCAGTGCATACTTTCCCGGTCTCGACCTGCTCTCGACCTCCCCCGCGACGGCCGAGGACGTTTCGAACGTCGACTTTGCGACCACACCTTCGGTCGACCTGCTCGGTACGATCTCCGTCGGAGACGAGGGCGACTACGATCTCGACGATCCGATCGCCGGGTTCAAGGCGCGCGCCATCCGCCGCGCGGTCGTTCGCCCCGCCGGATTTGCGTGGGCGCCCACCTACGGCCTCGGCCTCCCCGACTACGTCAAACGTCTCGCCCGCTCTAAAACCCTCGTCGACCTTGCCGTAAGCGCCGAGCGCGAGTTCAGCAAAGATCCGGCGGCGAAAAAAGTCGCAGTCACGTTCTCGCGCCCGACTCCAAACGTCCTCAAAATGGTCCTCGACGCCACGCTCGTCGACGGGAAAACCCGGCGCATCACCGCCTCCATTTTGTCGCCCTGATACCGTCGCAGGCATGGACCTGCCCAGCCGAGTAGACCTCTTCGCCCGCGGGCGCGCGTTCGTCCGCGGGTGCGCGAAAAAGCTCGACCCGAAACTCATCGACCTCGAAGGGTCGCAAGCGAACATCATCGTGCAAACCGCCGCGATGATCGGCGCGGTGATCGTGTCGGCGATTGCGTTTGAGGCATCGAAACTGCTCATCGAAAGCGCGGAGAAGGACGACCTCGACCGCATCGTTTTCGACCGCTACCGGTTCACCCGCCACGGTGCGTCGCCGAGCAGAACTGATATTCAGCTTTCGCGCCCGACCTTCGCCGGCGGCGCCGGAACGGTCCCAGTCGGCACGCGCGTCGTCGCGGGCAACGTCGAGTTCCTCGTTCAAACGCCCATCTCATTCGGTCCAACAGATCTCTTTTCCCAAGGCCGAGTTCGCTCGACCAAAGCCGGCTCCGAGACGCGCGTCGCCCGCGGTGCCATCAACCGATTCGCGCGGCCCGGCGAGATCTTCGACAAGACCATCGAGATCACAAACGAAGAAGCGGCGGCCGGCGGCGAAGATCGCGAACTCGACGACGCATTTCGCGCTCGCGCCCGAAAGTTTGCCCGCGCCCTCGCGCGCGGAACCCTCGACGCCATCGAGACCGGCGGCCTCAGCGTCCCCGGCGTGGTTCAGGCGGTCGCCATCGAGGTCCTCGCGCCGCTCGAAGGAGGAACCTACCGCGACCTCCCCTCGGTCGTCCCCGCCCGCGTCGTCGAGCTGTTCATCGCCGACTCCACCGGCGTCGCCTCGCGCGCGCTTGCAACCGAGGTCGAAACGGCCCTTCGCGAATGGCGCGCCGGCGGCGTCGCCGTTCTGGTCCGAACTTCGATTCCTGTCGTTGTTCCGATCGTCGCCCGCGTTCGCTACCGCGCGAACGTCGATTCAGTGACGCTCGCGGCTCAAATGAACGCAGCGATCGTCGCGTTCACGCAAGGCCTTGCGCCGAATCAGCCGCTCTACGTCAGCGACCTTATTACCGTTTTGAAGCGGTACAACGACCTCGGCGTCATCGTCGACGCCAACTGCATCGTCGAGCCCGCGGGCGACCTGGTTCCCGACGTCGGCCAAACGATCCGCGCCACGACCGAAACCGTCCAGATCCTCGCATGAGCGCGGCGCATCTCGCGTCGAGCCGCGTGCGCCTCGTCCACCGGCCCGACGGTTCGGTCGTCGTCATTGTCGACGGGAACCCGGGTTCCTCTCTCGCCCAAATCCGAACCATTCGAGCCCCCCATGCGCCACACCGTCGACTCTATCCGCGCCCTCTGGAAATCGATCCTTGATCAGTCCTACCGCCGTCCGTTCGAGCGAGCGGGCGACGGCAACGGCCTCGAGATTTTTTCGCAGATGTTCGTGCAATTTGCGAGGGTTGCCGACGCCGTCTACACGACATTCGGATCGCTCTACCTGCTCCAGAGCAGCGACCAGCTCGCCCCACCCGCGGGCGGTCCCGCTCACGCGACTGTCGACCTGACGATCGCCCGCGGCAACCGCAATCATCGGTCGCTCGTTTTTTCGTCGGGCGCGTTGGTCGAGGCGATCGACGTCGACGCGTCGCCGACCGGCGCGGTCGCCTACCCCTCGACCCGCCGCTATGCGCTCGCCGCCCGCGTCGCGATCCCCCCTGGCTCGTCGCCCCCTCGCGTGGTGCGCGCGGCCGCGACCCGCCCCGGCTACGGCTACAACAACCCCCTCCCCGGAACGATCTCGTCGGTCGTCCAAGCCGGCGTGCAACTCTCCGGTGACGAAGCAACGGTCGCCCTCGGCGGCGGCGGGGCCGCGCCGATCTACGTCGAGATCCGAACGCCCAACCGCGCCGACATGCCCGTCCCCGAGCACGTCGGTTCGTATTTTCTGATGCTCTCCGGAAGCAACGCCGGCCTCGCCGCGCGCGTGGTTTCCTACTTCCCACCCGACCTAGCTCGCCCGTTCGCCGTCGCCGGCTCGTCGGTTCGCCTCGCGATTGACGTATCGATCGACGTCGCCGCCGTCGGTTCGATCCTGCCTGGGGATCGTCTGTCGGTTCCCGGCTGGTTGGGCGTATGCCTGTCGGTTGACGGCTCTCGCCTCGTCATCGAGTCGCGCGACGGCTCCCCCTCGGCGCTCGCGGTCGGCGCGGTTCTGACGCTCGCGGACGGCTCGACGACGACGGTCGAATTTCTGGCCGATTGCCCGATTTGGGTACCTGAGACCGGCACCGCCGAATGGAGGGTTCTCGACTGGGTTTCCGACTGGGGCGTCTCCGTCTCCAACGAATCCGAGCCGACCGGCGGCCGCGCTGGCATGCTCGACCTGCTCGCCCGCGAGCGTGGCGACCTCACGCGCGCCATCGGCGAAGACGACGAGCATTTTCGCGAACGCATCGCCAACGTCGCCGACGTGGTCTCGCCCGCCGCGATCGTCCGCGCAGTCGCCCGCGTTCTCGGCGACGATCCATTCTGTTTTGAAGAAGCCGGGTTCGGCGCGTTGCGGGGCGTCTACGCAGACGCCGACGACTTTTTCGACGCGACCGGCCTTGTCGTCGCCTTCGCCCTCTTCATCACCCCTGACGCATCCTACGAGCCCGGAACTCCTATCGTCCTCGAACGCGCCAGCGACGGATTCGCCTACGCCCGCGGAACCGTCGGGCAGTGGCTGACCGGCCCCGATCGTCTGTTGCTCATCACGCGCGGCGAGAAGCGCTTTCCCGGCTTCGACGTGACTTCGCTCCGCATGCGCGTCGACCGCCCCGGCGGCGCCGTCCTCGGCTCGACGATCTCCGCCGTCGCCGACTCGACCGCGTCGATTCCCGGCCGGTGCCTGCTCTCGACGGTCGACTTTCGCGGCTACTTCGAGATCTGTCGACAGGAAACCGTGATTTCCGACGGTATTGCCTACTTCGATGGCGTCGCCTACCTCGACGGCTCGCCGCTCGACGTCTCCAGCGTCCAGGACTCTGCTACCAACGCCTCCGTCTATGCCGCCTGCTCGGCAGCCCGCGCGGGCGGCGTCGGATTTAGCCTCTGCAACGACCCCACCTGCACGGAAGGATAAGCCAATGAGCGGCAACAAAACTGTCAAATTCAACACGCGTGAAAAGGTCCTCTCTGAGGACGTCAACAAGGCGCAAGCCCTCGGTAATCGAGGGTTGATGGAGGTCGCGCGACATCTCTTTTCGACCCTGCACAACGGGAAAGAAGATGTTCAATACGTCACGACCAGCGCACCCCTTCGTGCACTGGTTTTGTCGGGCCTTTGCGTACTCCCGCAAATGGCTTCCTTCGACTTGTACATCTCCGCCGGTGCCGCGTGCACGACTGAAACTCAGGTTGATCCGAACAACTCGCCCTTGTGTTTCGCCGAGCTGACCTCGAACGCGGCCACGCCCGGCTCGCTTGTGTTGTCTCCGAATCTGACGGGAAGCGTCCGCGTCGACGTCGTCGAGTTCTCACGCGTCGACGAAACCTTCGCGATTGAGAACCGCGACATTTACAACGAATCGACGCGTGTTTTCGACGCTGTTTCGGTTCCTAAAATCGTCGGATCGCGTCTCGTGTTTCGCGTGCGCCAGGGCGTTCCCGGCGCGGGTTATCCCGGCCATGCATCCGGCTGGTGCCCCCTCGCGATCGCCTGCCACGCGCCCGGCTCGACGACCAACGACAACGTCGAGTTTTTCGACGTCCGCCCGCTCGTTTCTGACCGTGAGAATTTGACGCGTGGAACCATTGGATACGACTGGCGTGATTCAACGTATGCCGGTGCGCTCGACGATTTGAAGGGAACCGTTTCTGCGTTTCTCGACGGCGTGCGCGTCGGTGGGACGCTGGGCGCGTCGGAAGTCAACGCGGCTGTGTTCTCGCCCGTCTCTGCCATCAATCAGGTTTCCGGGTTCGCCATCCCCGGCGGATCGCATCTCATCTACTTTTACATGCTCTTTCCCGAAGGATTGCCGCGATGGGCGCGATACTTCCCGGCTGCCTCGGGTGTCCGTATCCCCGGCGATTTCAAGGGTATTCCGGTCGCGGCACTCACCGATCCGACGAACCTGTCGATCTCGTCGGTAAACCTTCTCCCCCCTGCTTCAACTGGCCTTTTGACGGCTACCCCCGGCTACATGTTCGGTCTAATCGCTACCGCGGCCGCCGGCGGTCCAGGGCCGTTTGTAGCCACGACCAAAACGGCGATGCGCAAAAAGTCATACATCGAGATCGAAGGGTATCTCAGCGACGTAGTCGGACTCGCCGTACCGGGTAACTTGCCGGTTCCCGCCAATACTCGTCGTGTTCAAATTGCTAACGTCGCGAATGTGAGTGGTATTCCGAACGGGAAAGTCGGCGGGTTTAATCAGGTCGTTTACGTGGCCGACGCGAACAACACGTCGAGCCAGAACGGCCTGGCTGTCGAACAGTCCGCGGGTGGGGATGTTCAGTTTGTAGTCGTCACTGAACACGACATTGCTCAAATGAATCCCGTGGGGGTAAGCCAAAGTGCGACGATGCATAACTTGACCGATGCGGCGGTTTGGTTTCTTCAGTACACGCACGCAGCTTACGCGCAGCGCCTTCAATTCTGAGGCTCGCCATGGATAAAGTCGAAATTCTCTCGGCCGTCGTAACGTGCCTGTGCACGCTCCTATCCGTCGGGCTGAGTCTCTACATCGGTCTCGCCCGCTACCTCATCGCTCAGGAAAAAGCGGTTTTTACTGACAAGATTCACGCTCACGAAGACAACGCCAAACGCGACCGCGAAGAACTCGAAAAAGTTCGAACGCGGTGCGAGCAGCTCGAAAAGCAGCAAGGATTGCAGGCCCAGTTGTCCGAACATCAGCGAACCCAACTCGAACGAACCCAGGAAATCGTCGAGCAGATTCAAAAAGAAATGCTGACCAAAGGCGACCACGACCGCTCGATGCAAACCGTCCTCGACGCCATCAAGGCCTCGCGTCCGTCCTCGGCGAATATGCCTGCAGCGCCTCGCGGAAAGCGCTAGTCTGGCTCTCCCGTGCCCAAACACCCGGGCCCGACGATCCATGGTGGATCGTCGGGTTTTTTTTTTTCGTTTTGCTGTACCCTCGTCGCATGAACGCTCTCATCGCCCCGCTCCAGCGGCTGCTCGGTTCGTCCAAGGTCATGGTCGTGATGATTTGCGTCATTTTCGCGTTCATCGCCCTTTTTCTTGGGCGAATTTCGTGGGATGACGCTCTCGGCTTCATCAAATGGCTCGTGTCCACGCTGGTCGTCTCCATCGCCGCCGAGGATGCTGCGACCAAAATCGGCGGGCGCCCGCCGACTCCACCCGCGGACCCCACCCCCTGACCCCAAATGCCGCGCCGAGACGACCCCTAGAATCGTCTTTTACCACGGGTGTGCTACCCTGGTAGCCTAACGGGGGCTCGACGCGTTAAAACGCATTTTAGGGACATTCTTCGGAGTCCTGATTCCCCGGGGCGAGAACCCGGGTTCCTCTCGCGACCGGTCCAGGCATTCCCGCCTCGGCAAGTTTCGCATTTTCAGATCTCTCGCCCCGGGGAAGCCTCCGTTCAAGCTTGCCGTCGCGAGCCGAAGGCGAAGCGGCGGAGCTAAGCCGAAGGCTTAGCGGAGCTAAGAGATCTGTGAACTTAATTCTCGGATCTTTGGGATCTGAGTGAGTTTGTATTAGTAATAATAAATAAGAGTCTTTGATTTGGAACCGCGGGTGCGCGATCCTTATCCCGCGGGCGCGATCCTTATGGCGAGCCGGATTCGGACCCCGCCGCGACGAGAACCCGGGTTCCCTTGGCGGACGATTTTCGAAAATCGTCACGGCCCGCCGATCGAAAATCCGCCGAACCGACGTAACCCTTGCATGGAGCTGTTCGTCGACAACCGCGTTCGGGTCAAACTATCCGACCTGACCCCCAACGCTGCCAGTGAGCTGAAAGTCGCATTCACGCATAAGAACCCGGATTTCGCGAAGAAACGGGCGATGAAGCTGGCGACCTACGGCGTCAAAGAATGGATCGTGACATGGCAATTTGCGAAGTCGCCGAGCGCTGCAAATCCCGACTGGATCACGTTCCCCCGTGGCGGCATCGCCCGCGTCCTGACCATCCTCGAACGGCACGGCGAGGTCCCCGCCGTTCGCGATCGTCAGATGCGCGGCCAGCCCACACCCCCGGCCGAATTTTCCGTCATGACGCGCGCACTCATGCCCCACCAGACCGAGATTGTCGCGGCCGCTCGCGAGCGCAAAACCTGCCTGATCAAAGCCGGCACCGGCTCCGGTAAGACCACCGCGTTGGTCGCCCTCGCCAGCGAACTAAAGGTTCCTACCCTGGTCATCGTGCATTCGGGTTCGCTCGCCGAGCAATGGGTCAAAGAGATCCAAAAGAACCTCGGCATCGAGCCGTCCGCCGTCGGCCTGATTCGCAGTCCGCGGTTCGAACTTCGCCCGATCACGGTCGCGACCGTTCAGACGCTGTCGTCGATTTTCAAGAACGACCGCGCGAAGGCGGCCCGCATCAAGCGCTACTTCGGTGCGGTTTTCGCCGACGAAGTCCAATTTTTTGCGGCCGGGACGTTCTACGCGTCGGTCGATCCGATTCCCGCTCTCTACCGCATCGGTGCCTCGGCCGACGAGCGCCGCAAGGACAAGAAAGACTTTCTGATCGCTGATCTTTTCGGCGAGCGTGCCTACGAAATCAACCACGCCGAGTTGGTGACTAAGAGCGTCGTCACGCCCGTCGAGGTCCGCCTTCTCGAATCCTCGACCCGCTGCGACGAGTACAACCCCAGCGCGGCCCGCGCACCCTCTCGCGGCCGCCCGAACGATCCCGAACGTGTCGATTTTCTCGCCCTCAAGCGCTTGTTCGCGGCGGACGAGGCGCGCGAGGCTCTTTACATCAAGCACCTGGTCGCCGAGGTCCAAGGTGGCGCCAAATGCTTCGTTCTCGCCCACGAGCGCGAGCACTGCCAGGCCATCGCCGCCCGTCTTGTCGGGTTCGGCATTCGCACCGGCCTGTTGCTCGGCGGCGCCGAGAGCAAAGCCGAGTTTCGCGCGACCCTCGAAGGCATCAAGGCCGGCACGATCGACGTCGGCGTCGGGACCTACAAATCAATCGGGACCGGCATCGACGCGCCTACGGTCTCGGTCGGTTTCGCGGTCACGCCCATCGGGACGCACGAGCAGTTTTTCGGGCAGGTCCGTGGGCGGTTCTGCCGCAAGTTCCCCGGTCGTGAAATGGGTCGTCTTTACATGGTGATGGACCCCCTCATTCACGGAAACGTGCACATCAAAAATATCGCGCGCTGGAATGGCCCGGTGCGCACGAAGCTCGTTCGCAACGACGAATGGGTTTCCGTTTCGTCCGTTCGTCTCTGAAAGGATCCCCTGAAAATGGCTCGTATTCCCGTTGAAGCTCCGCCGTCCCCCGTCGCGACTGGTCCCAATGGCGAAATCATCGTCACGGTGACGTTCGCCCGCGAGCTGTACGCCCCGATCCAATACAATTGCTGCGAAATCGGGCCTTACAGCATCACGCGCGAGGTTCAGCCCGGCGAGACCGTCGAGCAGGCCCTTGAAGCGGTCAACGCGCAGCTGACCGCGTTTGCCGCGAAGGCGCGCGCTCAGAAGCTGGCCGAGTTTCGGAAGGCCTACGCCGAGTCTCGCTGATGGCCCGCAAGGCAACTGTCTACGTCGTCCAGCCGGCCCCGTCGCCGGCTGACGACTTTCAGGCGTTCGTTGGCGCCCCTGCCAAGCCTCGTCGTTACCGCGGGACCTCCGAGCGTGTTCGTCGTCAACTCGAAGACGACCTCGTCGCAGCCCTTGACAAGGGCGATCTTTCCGACCTCAAAGGCGGTCATTTCGTCCTCGCGTACGAGCGGATGTTCGCGGACTTCTACAAGATCCCGGTCCCCGATTTTGACGGAGTCACCCGCGCGGCGGCCATCGTTGCCGCGCAGAAAATGCTCGAAGAAAAGTTCCACAACAACCCCCCTCGCATGGCGGCCTATCTCGAATGGGTTTTCGCCCGTGAGCAGAGCCGCGAGGCCTACCGCGCCGCCGAAATCAAGCGCTGTACCTACACCGGTTCCGCCCGCCCCATCGGCTGGATCCTGGTCTTCAAAAAAGAAGTCCTGTTCAGCGACTGGTTCGTCGAGCAACGTCGCCGCGCTACCGCCCGTCCCACCTAGGAGTTTATGCAGCCCACGAGAACCCGGGTTCCCCTCCCCGACACGGCACCGCCCGCATCGCCGGCCGCTATCGCCGATTTTATGGCTGGTCCCGTCGACCCGCCATCGCCGCCCCCGCAGCCCGCGAAAGCGGCTCCGAAAGCGGATAAAGCCGAACGCACGGTCATCTCCGTCGACGCGGCCAACGAGGGCTACGTCATCGGATTTTGCGCTGCAGACCCTGCCGTTTTTGTCCAGGCCAGTCGCCGCGTTCTCGCGTCGCATTTCGTCACGAGCGAGAACCGCGAGGCATGGGAATGCCTGCTCGCCCTCCATCGCCAGAAGCTCGGATTCGCCCCGGCGACCATCGAAGTCAAAGCGGGCGCGAAGGTCGCTGCCCACATCGCAAGCATGATCGAAGCGAGCCGTGGCAGCGAGCGCAACGCCAGCTGGCATGTCGACACGCTCCTCTGGGACGTCTCGCGCGTGCGCGCTGCAAAAAACACGCTTCCCCTGCTCATCGAAGGGCTCAAAGACCCTTCAACCGATCCGACCAAAGTTCGCCAGCTCGCAAAGGCTGTCTACACGACATTCGACGGCGCCGAGGACCGCAAATGGCTCCTCGATTCCGACCAGATCGTCGAGGCTCAAATGAAGGATCTGCGCGAGCGCGGATCCCGAAAAACCTACGGCTACGGGATTCAATCCCTCGACTGGTACGAGAAAGTCGACGCCAACGGCGAGCCGATCCTTCGCATGACGGGCGGCACCGAGCCCGGCCAGGTCACGGTTATTACAGCCGTTTCGGGCGGTGGCAAAACGACATTCACGGCCAACGTAGCCCTCGGCCTCGTCGGTCTCAACCGGCGCGTGCTTTACGGGGCATGGGAAATGATGCCGGGCATGTCGCTCGAACTTCTCGCCTGCATCGAACTCGGTCTCTCGCGTGCCGAGTGTCGCGCTGGTCGTCTGAGCGATAAAGATCTTCGCAGGATCGAAGAGAGCATGCGCGAAATCGGTCGCCATGTTCGGTTTATTGACAACCCGTTCCAGCGTTCCCGGCACGCCGGCGAGGCTCGCCGAACCAACGAGCGAAACCTCGAAATCCTCCAAGACCACGTTCTTGAAAGCGGCTGCGACGTTTTCATCGCCGACTTGTGGAAGCGCTGCCTCGTCGACGCATCCCCCGAAGCCGAGGAAGAAGCCCTCTACCGCCAACAGGCCATGGCTCAGGAAGGCGGCTACCACATCATTATGCTGCAACAACAGCGGCTTAAAGACGTCGAACAGCGCCCCGACAAACGTCCCACACGCGAAGGCGTCAAGGGGAGCGGCGCGTGGACCGAGGTCGCCGACACGATGATCGGCCTCAACCGCCCGGCCCTCTGGAAAGAGTTGACCGACGACAAGCTCGAAGCGCTGATCCTGAAGCAGCGCCACGGTACTGCGCCGCTCGCCGTGGAATTTGACTGGAACCCGGACCAAGGTCGCGTCTGGAACGGGCGCAGCATTCCCTACCGCCGCCCCGGCGACGTCGACGATGAGTTCGCCCCCGAGCAGCCGCGTTTCGGCGGCAGCCGCCGGCCGAAGTCGTCATCGAAATCCTCCAACCGCCGAGAATTTGAATGACGCGCGTTGAGCGAGTTTTGAGCCGCCTGGGCATCGCCTACAAGCGCGGCGGCAAGGAGCTGACGGCCCTATGTCCGAATCCGGCGCACGATGATTCGTCTCCGTCGTGGCGTATCCGCGACGAGGACGGCGGCGACAAGGACGGCATGCACCATTGCTTTCCTTGCGGATTTTCTGGCGACCTGATCTCTCTGGTCCGCGCCCTGCATCCGGGCATGACCTACCCCGCGGCGGTCGAGTGGCTCGCCGGCGACGCCGAAGCACCGCGTCGCGAGGTCGAGTCCGTGTCGTTGCAGGTTCGCCGCCGGCCGATCTTCGAGCTGCCGCCCCACGTCGAGCCTCCCATGCCGCTTGACCAGTGGCCCCCGCGCATCCGCGAATATCTGTTGAATCGCAACAAGTTCGGCAACAACGTCACGGCCGCACAGGTCGCCCGCTGGGGCATTACGTTCGCGCGGAAGGGGCCTCTCGGCGGTCGGATCGTGATCCCCTACGCGGATTCGAACAACGTCCTCGGCGGCTACACCGCGCGCTCCTACACGGGCGACCGCCGGCGCTACCTTGAACCCGAGCCCGACGTGGACGGTTCGAGCCTCGGCGCCCTGTTCGGTGAGCGTCATTGGCCCCCGCCGGCATCACGCAACGTTCTGTTCGTCACCGAGGGTGCGTTCAACGCGATGGCCGTCGAGCGCGCTCTCGGCGACGTTTCGATCGCCGCCCTTGCTGGCTCCCAGATCCGCGTGCAGCACGCGACGAAGCTCGTTTCCTGGCCCCGCCTGGTCCTCGTCTCCGACCCCGACGGCGCGGGCGACGTCCTCGCCGAAAAGGTTCGCGTTCTCGTTTCGCGCTACGGACGGCCAACCGTCCGCGCGGCGATGCCCCCTGGCTCCGACGCCGACTCGCTCCCCCTCTCCCAGCTCTCCGAAATTCTGTTCGCCGCGTTCAACGAGGTTCTTCGTGCAGCTGCCTGAAGTCCAAACCGCCCACAACACCGTCGCCCGCCTGATCCTTGCGAGCGCAAACCCCTACTCGACCCCCGAAAATCCGGTTCCCGCCATCGGCACGCTTCTGTTGACCTACCCCCGTTTCATCCATTCGGAGCTGATGACCTACCGCGAATGGTCGCGCAACGCGGCGTCCTCACGCGCGATCCCCATCGAAACGGTCATCGCTCAGGTGCGCGAAAACCCGGCGATTCCAGTCTATTTTACGGGTCGCAAAAAGGGCATGGGAGGCGACGAAACCTCTGAGATCGTGTCGTCGCCTTCCTTCCAACAAGCGCGCCGTGAGGCTTGGATCAAACAGGCCAACTTGGCCGCCGACTACGCCGAGCGCGAAGCGAAGCAGGGAGCGTCAAAGCAAGAAATCAATCGCGCGTTGGAGCCGTACATGTGGATGCAGACGATCGTCACGGCGACGGCCTGGCGAAACATGCTCCGCCAGCGCCTCTCCCCCGCTGCGCAGCCCGACTTCCGCATGCTCGCCTTGGCCATCGGCATCCTGCTCGCGCGCGAGCCGCTCCGACCGATAGACAAAGACGAATGGCACTTGCCCTACATCGACGGCCTCGACGACGGCTCCGACTGGCGCGACGGCAGTTGGTTTGAAACGCGCCGCCTCTCCATCGAAGATCGTCTCGGTGTGTCCGCTGGCCGTCTCGGTCGCGTCACGTTTTACCAACGCGGCGTCGTCGACGACGTTCCGGCCGACCTTGCCCGCGGTCGGGCGCACAAAACCAACGGCCATTGGTCCCCCTGGGAGCACGCGGCCAAGCCCCTTCCCGTCGCCGAGAAACAAGGGGGCAACCTCACCGGATGGCTCCAGGCCCGCCGATACATCGCCCCCGAAACGGAAGCCGGCAACGGTCCCTACAACCCCGCTGAAGACTGCGAACTCATCGGCGACGTCATCAAGAACGGCTGGTAATCGTGAAAGAAAAGAAAGAGAAAAGCGTCGACTGCGTTCCCATCCCCTACACGCCTCGCCAGATGCGTGGGTTCATGGCGACCGACCTCGACCGAGCGCGACAAATCATCGTCGAGGCCTACAAGGCCAACGGCGCTGTCTTCATCAAAACGGCCCTTGCGTTTGTCGTCGCCAACACGACGTTTCGCCGCTGGATCCAAGAACTCGACCTCACCGAGACCCTGCGACTTATCGAGGTGGATTTCGTAGCTCGCGGCATCAAGCCTCCCAACGGAGCCTCTGGCGGGCGCCCGCGGAAGGATCCCGATGCGCCGCCGGCGAGCTACAAAAAGCACCCCAAAACGCCAGAGGAGAAGGCGGCGTACAAGGCCGCGACGGGCAAGCGCTACTACGATCGGCGCGCGAGCGAGCGCAAGTCGGTTCGAGCCGTTAAGCGATTTGCCAAGAAAGTCGAGAAGCTTGGCGAGGCGTAGAAAAACCGAGTTGCGTTCCCGCTCCCCGCCCCTTAAACCGGCTCGCTGAGAGGACCCCCTATGCACATCAGCGCCCGCGCGCGGGCGATGGCTCGCCGTCGCCAAGATCCCGCAGTCGAAGCTCAGGACATTGAGCAGGACCTATTGATCGCCCGATGGGAAGCGGCCCGCCGCGTATCCCCCCCGATGGTCAATCTGAAGGCGGTTTCCGCCGTCAAGGACGCTCACCGCAAGGCCCTTCGCGCGTGTCGCTGGGTTGGCGTCCAGGTCCACGACGAAGGCGCGTTAGAGCGCAGTTCTGTTCCAAGCCCTGACCATTTTGCCTTCGACGCCCGGCGCATCGCCGAGCGCGCGGGCCTCGGCCCTGTCTATGGCGTCCTCGACAGCGTCGGCTGGTCTCGCGTTGATGCCCTCAAGTACGTTTCTGCCCACAAAATTGCCGCCTTGTTCGCGGCGCTCAAAGAAGGTTTCAATGAAAAAGAACGATCTGGCGTCCACCAAAACCGCCAAGAAGACGCCCCCCACCAAGAAGCCCGCACCCAAGTCCGCTCCGGCGAAGAAGTCGGCCGAGGTGAAGCCCAAGAAATCGAAGCCGGTCGACGCGATCCCGGTGGAATCGCTGACCGAGCCGCAGACGGAGACGATTGCGGCGGGCGACATCAAGGCGCTGCTCGTAGGGACGAAGCCGGCGAAGATGGATCACGAAATGGTCAAGACGTTGGCCATCGAGCTGCTCAGCCTGGACGTGGTCCACGAGACCTCGACTGCCTCAGCGGGCGATCCGGCGAAGACGACGCAGGCGCTGGTCAAACTGATCGCTGCCTACTATGCGGCCCGACCGCAGATCGAACTTGCGAAATGCTGGAAATGCGGCCTTCGGTCGGACATTCAGTTCGACAATTGCCCGGCGTGCGGGGAGGGCGAGGAACCGGCGAAGAAGTCGCAGATCATCGGGGACAAGCCGCCGGTCGAGAGCCCGGAATCGAAGTTCACGCCGGAAGACCTGGAAGCGAAGGTCAGCCGGGTTCGCTCGGTCATGGGCGACGTCAATCTGAGTTTCTGGCACCTGGGCAGCGAGCTGAAAGAGCTGCAAGAAACCCAGATTTGGAAGCTTCGCAAGGACGAGACGGGGAAGCCGCTGTTCAAATCGTTCGCCAGCTTCGTCGAGAGCGAGTTCGGAGTTTCGGGGAAATGGGCGGTCAACGTCATCTCGGTTCGGACGACGTTCGACGCGACGACGATCGCGACGGTCGGCCCGACCAAGCTGGGGATTTTGCTCAAGGTGGACCCGGAAACGAGGGCAAATCTTCTTCCGGAAGCGGCGAGCATTTCGAAACGGGACCTCGAAGCGAAGGTTCGCGAGCAGAACGGATCGACCTCCGACGAGCCCCCGGCCCCGTCGAAGCCGAAGAAGGCGCAGGTGGTCTCGGACGATCCGAAGATCATCACGACTGTTCTCCCGACCGGCCTGACCAAGATCCCGCTCTACCAACGGAGCGAATCGTCGGATCTGGCGACGGACATTCATCAGAATCCGTGGGGCATGTTCGAGTGCAACAACGGAACGACGATCATGTTCCGCCTGCGCCTCGGTCCGAACGCGGAATTTCTGCTCGAAATGGAGCCGATCCGCGAGGCGTGACCGAAATCGTCAACGCATGGGAGGCGGGTTCAAACCTGGTTCTGGCGACCCGTCTCCCCGACGGGGCGATCAAAACCACGACGGTTCCCGCCTCCTATGCGGTGTTTTACAAGCGCATTTCCCTCCAGCACGGGCACGAGCGTCAGCTTCGCGACGCGGCCTCGGTTCGGTCCGTCAAGGTCGAGGGCGAATGGCTGCGCGTAGAGTTCGTCGACCACATCGCTCGCCGCGCGATGGTTTTCGGCAACGGCGAGAAAAAAAGCCCCCTCGCCTACACCGACGCGTACGAGGGCGACGTTCGCCCGCTTCGTCGCTGGCTGGCCGATTCTGGCGCTTCGATCCAGCGTCCCCGCGTGGCCTACCTCGACCTCGAAACCGATTCGAGGGTGCCGTTCTCGCGCAAGGAAGATGCTCGGATCCTGTCATGGGCGGTCGTCTCAGGCGAGTCAGATGAGGACTGGTGTGGAGTTCTCGAAGCGGACACCGACGCGGCCGAGCTGACCCTTCTGCAGGGCATGTTCGACGTTCTCGCGCGGTTTGACCTGGTCGTCGCGTGGAACGGCGACGGGTTCGACTTCCCCGTCATTGAGGCCCGCAACATCACCGTCGCTCGCCGTCGCTTCGAGCTGCATCGCTGGCTGTGGCTCGATCATATGCTGTTGTTCGGCAAAATGAACACCGCGGCCGAGTCGGGCGACGAGAAGGTGTCGATGAAACTCAACAACGTCGCGCGTAGCCTTGGCGTCGGCGAGAAAGATGATTTCGACGCGTCTCAAACGTGGGCTCATTGGGAGCGTGGCGGTGAAGACCGCGAGAAAATGGTTCGCTACAACGTCCAGGATACGCGGCTCCTCAAGCGAATCGAAGAGAAGACCGGTTACATGGAGCTGTTTTTTGCGCTGACTCAAGTCACGCAAATGTTGCCGAATACATTCGGTCTACAGCCCACACAACAAATGGACGGGTTCATGCTCCGCCTCGCGGTTGAGCGCAAAACGCACTTCCCGACTGCGCAGTACCGTGACGGCGAAGTCCCCTACGAGGGTGCCTACGTCATGAAGCCGGCCGAGGGCATGGGCATCCTCCGCAACGTTCACGTAGCCGACTTCGCCTCGCTCTACCCGAGCATCATCATCACGTGGAACATGAGCCTTGAAACGCGCAAAGACATGCCGGTCAATGGCCCTATCGCCCCCGGCCACGCGCGCTCCCCGCTCAACGGAGTCACGTTCGAAGTGGGCGCCGACGGCATCCTTCCAGAAGCCCTTCGCACGATGATCAAGATGCGAAAGGTCTACAACGACAAGAAGGCAAACGAGCCTCCGGGCACCGACGCGTGGAAATCCTACGACCGAATTTCGACCGCCTACAAGGTCGCGGCCAACAGCTTCTACGGCGTCCTCGGAACAACCAACAGTCGGTTCTACGTTCGCGCGATCGCCGAGTCAGTCACCAAATGCGGACGCTGGCTCATTGAGTCGACGATCGCCGAGGCGCGCCGCTGGAAGCTCGACACGGTCTACGGCGACACCGACTCTTTGTTCGTCGTCGGCTGCTCGGAAGAGCGCTTCGGCGAGTTCGTCGAGCACTGCAACTCAACGCTATACCCTCGCATCCTCGGCGGCGTCGGTTGCGCTCACCGTTCGACGATCAAACTCGCCTACGAAAAGGCGTTTGATCGTGTCGTGTTCGTCACGGCGAAGCGCTACGCCGGCAACTACGTCCATTACAAGGGCAAGCGGGCGACCGCCGACTCGAAGCCCGAGATCAAGGGCCTCGAATACAAGCGCGGTGACACGACGCAGCTCGCCCGCCGCCTCCAAGAAACCGCCATCAACATGGTCCTCTCTGGCGAGGAAAACGTAGCCAAGTACGTCTCGCTGGTCGAGTCGTCCCAAGCGCACGTATTCGCCGACCCGCTTCCCGTCGAAGAGATCGCGATGACGAAGACGCTCTCAAAAGACCTCGCCGAGTACGAGAAATCGCGTCGCGTGAAAAACGACGGGGAGAAGTTTGCGGATTTGCCGCACGTCGCCGCCGCCAAAATTCTTCGCGCCCGCGGGGAGGAAGTTCGCGAGGGCACGCGCATCGCCTACGTCATCGTTGACTCGACCGCCGACCCTACTGTCGTCGTTCCCGCGTCCGACTACGTGGGCGAGGTCGACCGCCATTACATCTGGGAAAAGACCGTCTACCCCCCAACGCAGCACCTACTCGAAGCGGCGTTCCCGTCGTCCTCGTCCATGTGGACGCAGTTTGGCAAGACGCGCGCGGCCGAGAAGAAAGCGCGCAAGCTTGAAGAGACTGCGACAAAAAACGCCGAGCTTGGTCCGTTGTTTCGATCGAAATCCTGACGAAACGACGTACGATTTGACATGGAACCAGATCCCGAATCGCCCAAATCCGAAACCGAACGCATAAGTCTCCTCCCCTTCGCATCCTCGGCGGACCACGAGATCGACTTTTGATCTGAAGATTTCCGGGTGCGATAGCAAGCGTTGTCGTTCGCAACGTCCACCGGTGACAGCTCGGAAAGACGAGCATTTAGGGGACGAAAGGTTTCGACAGAGATTCTCAGTTTCGGGCTGCATGTGCGCGGTGGTAGGTCCGCGCCGACCCAATCTACCATCCGTTATTCGCCAACGATAACGACCTCGTTCAGACCATCGCGGCCTGAACCGTGACAGCTGGGAAGGGCCCCAAATACCCGCTGTTGCGCCAGTTATAGGGGCACCCAAACGACTCGGCGCATCAAACCGCCTGCTAGCGCCGAGTCGCGTTAACTCGCAGCGCAACCCCCGCCGCCTCGGCGGCTAAACATGTGAGCGACACCCGCCGCTGAAACCTTTGGACCCGGGTTCGATTCCCGGCGTCTCCACCATGATCCCTCGAAAAGCGATCGAGTCTCTGGTTCGCGAAAATAACGAACTCAAAGCCGAAAACGCATCCCTCAAACGCCGAGCGTCGCTGACTGTGAGCGCCATTCCCGCGATCCTAAGGGCCTACCAACTAAGCCCCGAGCATCTGCCGATTCGCGTGATTCACGCCAGCGCCGCCTGGGTTTTCATCCCATTCCCCTTCCCGTCGAGAAAGCTATGAAACTCAGCAAAAACCCGCTCACGCGCCATCTTCAAATCGCGTCGCGCGCAGAGGCGAAGCGATTCGGCGAGCACTTCGCCCCGACGACCCCGCCGTCGCCCTCTTACCCCGTCAAAGCGCTTCACCGCTGGCGCTACATCGCGAAGATCGTCATCGACAACGGTCAAAAATTCATCACTAGCGGGCGAGGTCGTCGGCACTTCGTGAGTGCCCTCGATTACAGCGACCCGATCGGCGAAACGGAGCAGCGCATGTTTGCGCGTGGCGGTTGGCTCTGGGTAGGTCGATGAGCAGACGCCCAGTCGATTCCCCCTCCCCGCCCGTGCCCCCGCACGAAGCGACGAGAACCCGGGTTCCCGTCTCCGATGCAGACGTTGCTAGCTCGGCCGCTGAGTTCCTCTCTGGGGGCGTGGTTGAGTCCGACGATTTCACCAAGTGGGCCGACGAGATTGTCGACGCTGTCGTCGTCTCTCCCGAGAGCATCGCCAGCATTCATGCGGCGATCGAAGCGTCCCTCACGATCGCCGACGGGCGCCTCGAATACGGCCACCTTGCGGCCGCTCTCAACGCCGCGACGAAACATTACCGCAACGCCTACCGCCTCGCCTCGACTGCGACCCGGCACCGGAAAATCTGGCAGCGCGAGAACGTCATTACGCGAGCTGCGATGCGCCAAGCGGCGATCAAATCGCTTCAAACCGAGAAGGCGGAAGGCCTGCGGTCGAAGCAAATCACCGACGCCGACGTAGAGTCCCAAATGGGCATCCTGAACCCCGACGAGGTCCGCGCGCAAATTCAGCGCGAGATCAATCTCGAAACGGTCGAAAAATCGTTCTATAACCTTGTCGACGTCGCAGCCGAACGCTGCCAAGCGCTTCGAACCCTGCTCGGCAAGTCTCGCGGTGACTTGACCTGATTCCTTTCGAACAATCCCCCAAAATTCCCTCCTAACTATCCAAAACCCGAGAAAATTCCCCATGAGCGACCCCCTCAACGATTTCGACGCATTCCTCGAAGATGCCCCGCAGCGCCGCGACTTCAAAGCAGGCAAATGGCGCAAAGATGGCTCCGGCTCGCGCATTGTGTTCCTCCACAAGCGCGTCATCCCGATTCGCGTCAACCTTCACACGTTCCCCAAGCGGATCGAAATGAAGGAAAAGCCGGAAGACAAAGAGAAGATCGTCAAGTTTTTTGGCGTCCCGCACGTCTGCCACGAGTCGACTGCGCACCTTGCGCGGCGTCGCCTCGAAGGGTACGAACGCGGTTCCAACCGGTTCAAGGTCGCCGCTGAATCGTGTCCGTTCGATCTGCTCTCCGACTGGCT